AAGTCTCTATAATAAGAAATGTAGGGGCTTCCCCCAACAAACGACGAGAGGAACAAAATGAGTTCAAGTAAAGAAGAAATACTTAATGTCCTTAAAGAATTAAAAGGCATAGATAGAGAAATCATTGAAAAGTTAGATGGGGCGTTAGATGAGATTCAATCTCACGCAGACGACTTAGTTATTTTCGGAGAGTGCCGTAAATGCGAAATCAACGAAGATGGCTACGACTACTGGGACTGTCCCAAGAGCGAAGGGTAATCAAATGGACAACTTTCTAAGAACTGTATTGCAAGAGTCAAATCAAATCTGCATTGAGTGCAAACGCAAGTTTGACATGTTTGATGAAGAGCAGGCTGCCGAATGGCACTACGGACACGATTGCGAGGTAAGCGAGTGATGGTAACAATTACAGTATGTACTTGCTGCACGGTTCGTGACACGGATGTCTTTGGTTGTACCAACTCTAATAAAAACGACAAGGGTGGCATTGAAGAATGTTTATTCTGTTGCGGATGCCCCGAGCACATTGAGTACTGGGGACAACTTTGTTGTGTGGCCAAACGCTACACGGAAGATGTTGAAGAAGAAGATAGAGAGCGCGGAGATGTAGAAGCATCCTGTGATTGCTGTATGGACAGACACGAAGAGTGCAGTTCAGATAACTGGTAAAAATAATTCTACGGTGCACTGGCTTGACATTGGTTAGGTCAGTGCACTATAATAAACCTGTAAGACCAAACAAACGACTAGAGGAAAAAAATGCCAAATTGGGTGTACAACAACCTGAGCGTTGAAGGCTCAGAAAAAGATGTAAAAGTATTTATGGAAAAGGCAAGACAGCCTTACGAGACTTCTCACCTAGAACAGTTCGGTGAGAACACTGGCAAGGTAAAAAAAGACATTACCGAAGGAGAAATCCTTTTCTGGAACTTCAAACAGCCAGAAGATAAAGAGGCTTACTTTGCGGCAAGTGATTACAAGCCCGAAGGTTATGAAGAGATGTCTACTCAAGAGAAGATGGCGTTCTCAATGCAGTTCAAAACCGCAGGTTGGTACGACTGGAATGTTAGAGAGTGGGGCACGAAGTGGGAAATCTCTGGCTCAAAAAAGAAAGAAGAGTCTTTCACTGATGGCAAGGGTGTGGTTCAGTACCACTTTGAGACCGCTTGGAGTCCTGCATACAAAGTATTCGAGGCAATGGTTGAACAGCATCCAGAACTGACCTTTAATTTCTACTGTGAAGAGGAACAAGGTTGGGGCGTGGAGTTCTCAGGCGAGGACGGCCAGATGGGCGTAGTCAAGGAGTGGGGTATCCCTGAGAGCCACACGGATTATGTGAACCTAGACCGAGTACTTGCCTGTGTATGTGCAAACGAAGAAGACTCAACCGAATGGTTCGAGGACTGCCCAAACACCCCTACGCAAGTAGCGGAAGCAGTTCAGGCAATTGATGACATCTCCGAACTTATCGGATAATTAGTATGGCGTGGGAGGGGGATGAGAATCCCCCTTCTTTCGGCGTGCCTAGGTAAAAAATACTAAACTTACAACAGCAAGAGAAAAGGAGTCGTTATGACAAAGAAGGTAAAAAATACAGAAGCTGTAGCTGTAGCTGCAACCACGGAAGTTGTTCGTACCTTGAACTACTTTGCTGAAGACGGCAACTACGGAAACGCTGATGGGCTGACCATTATGGAAACAACTCATTGGAACGAACTTGATTGGCAAATAGTTGAAGAAGCATCTGAGTGGGCACGCCCCGAGGTTGCAAGAGTTTTGACAGAGTCATACGAGCCAGATGCTAAAGAAGATGCTCTCCGAGCAAAACTTGAAGCATTAGGCGTAGACTTAACAAAGTACGAGAAGTAAAAAACTTCGGGAGGTTTCTTCGTCGTTTCCTCCCGAATACCGACCTAAGCCATGTCGAGATAAAACTGGCTCACTTCTTTTTTGCGACACGCCGAAGAAGATTTTTTGAAATGAACTTGACAAGTGCATAGAGATGATGCAATAATCATGTTAATGCCATAGAGGCAGAGAAAACGACGAAAGGAAAATCATGGGAGACCGTGCCGTAGCAGGAGTGAAGGCAACTTCAACAAGTCCAATTATTTTTATGTATTCACATCATGGTGGTTCAGACCAAGATTCTATCTTTGCTGATGCACTAGCAAAAGCAGAGCGACGATGGTCAGATGACTCATACGCAACTCGCATCATCATGTCGCAGTTAGTTGGTAATGAGTGGAACGAAGAAACTGGGTTTGGTATGTATGTAGGTGGAACTGCACATGGTTCTGATTACCACTACATCTTGATTGCAGACCTAGAGACACAACAAGTTCTTATTTGCGATAACGACAACTCAGATGATGTTGTTGCTCAGATACCTTTTGCAGACTTTATTTCAAATCATGCAGACCTTATCCCTGAGGCAACTCGGGAATTGAATAAGAGAAAGCATGAAGAGTTTATCTCTAAATACCCTGAGTTGGCATCAGTCTTCACTTCGTAATCAAATTGTTATCAAGTTGAGGGTGTGAGGACTTGACACCTCCCTGCACTCTCATCTATGATAAACCTATAACTTAATAAACCTAGTAGACACCCATAACCCGAAAGGAAACAAGATGCTAGATGCAACGAAAGATGTACAAGGTATTGCCGTTTATACAGAGTTTGTAAAACCTGGAGCAACGATGCAAATACTTATCACACCCGATGGCTACGACAGCATGGGGGCAGAAGTACCTGCTTCTTTATACCGCCGAGTCACCACACCTGACACTCTCAAAAAACAATGGAGAGACTCAAAGATGTCTTGGCGTCAAATCACTAATCTAGATGGCGCACCACTTGAAAATGCTGACAAAGAACTTTTTGCGGAGTCCCGCTTAAGTTTTGCAACTCAACTTTTTGATGGAGTCAAAAATGGTGGCTGGATTATGAAAAAAGAGCCACTACTTATCGAGGCATCAAAGAAAGACCTTGATGATGTCAAATCATCAAAGACACCCAATAAGTTGATGTACCGCATCAACCAAACAAAGACAGCGCTCGGCTTTGATGCCGTAGCAGTATAAGAATTAGGGGAGTAAAAAATGGAAACATTAAAAGAAAGATACGCAGATTTAGGCGTTGGTTTTTGGGACGCTGTTGTAGATGTAGTTTCACAGGTTGCAAATAAAGATGCTTCAATGCAACTTAGTGCAAAGGTGACCCCAACAGGTCGCTATGTCGCTCGTGCATCAGGTGCAGAGCGTGCGCCAAGAAAGCGTGCGCTTGACAATGCTGTTGCCGTTGAGGGCATGGAAGGTGAAGATGCTTACATAAGACCAAATGGTTCTAAATACTATGGTCGCAAGTGGGGTTCTCACTCAGATGTTCTTACGCTTCGTAAAGCCCGCGAGGCAACCTCAAAGGTTTTTGCAGGTGCTAATGGTTCTGCCTTGTTCGCACTTTTGTATGGTGCTCCAGGTTGCGGTAAAACTGCACTCGTTGAGGCTGCATACTCAGATGTTTATACCTTGATGGGAACTGGCGACACCGAAGTTGCTGACATGATTGGTGGCTATGTTCAGACACCTGCGGGTGGTTTTGAGTGGGTTGATGGAGACCTAGTAAAAGCCGCGGAAACAGGTGGCGTCTATTTCATTGACGAGATTGGTTTGATTGACCCTAAGGTTCTTTCAATCGTCTACGGACTTATGGACGGACGCCGTGAACTTACAATCACAGCAAATCCTGAGCGAGGCACAGTAAAGGCACACCCCGAGTTCTTCGTGGTTGCTGCAACTAACCCCAACGCTCCAGGAGTTCGTTTGTCAGAGGCGTTGCTATCTCGTTTCACCTTGCAGGTTGAAATGACTACCGACTGGAATCTTGCTCGCAAGATGGGCGTTCCAACAGTTCTTGTAACTGCTGCTCAGAACTTGGCAAAGAAACAACTTGCAAGAGAAGTTTCTTGGTCGCCACAGATGCGTGAGTTGATGGCGTTCCGTGACATAGCAGAAACTTTTGGCACGGAGTTTGCTATCGCAAATCTTCTCGCTGCATCACCTGAGTTAGACCGTCCGATTGTGGCTGATGTCTTGACTCGTGTGTATGCGGTCGAGTGTAAGCCAGCGAAAATCTAAGTACCCCCTACTTAGACTTCGTTGAGGGGGAGGGGCTTCATGGGTGTCGCTCCTCTCCCAACCCCCTACTTGACACCCAGCAAAGTTTCATTATAGAATTACACTACCCCGTTTGGACACGGGAAATTGGAAGGATACAAAGACATGGGACACATAAAGACAGATGCGACTCGCGCACAGAACACACCAACAGAGTGGTTGGGAGTTGGCAGAGCCATTGGCGAACTTGCTAACAAATGGAGCGAGCGCTATGACCTAGTTGGTTATGTTGGCACAGATGCGGGACATGGAGCGCCAGCGTGTTACAGCCCAGCGCTTGCAGAGATTGAAGTAGATACCGCGATTGCTTTTGGCAAGATGGCTACACCTGAACTTGTAGGAGACTTGCGGGAGCGCTCGCAACAGTTTGAGTTCCCTCGCGCAGTAGGTGCAATTATGCATGAAGCCTTTCACGCAAAGTTCTCACAATGGGACTTAGAAAAAGCATACAAAGATTTAGAAAAAGACGAACACAATGCACTTGTTCTTTTAGAAGAAAGTCGAATCGAAGCACAGGGACTACTGGCTATGCCTGAGGCTCTAAACTTTCTTCGTGCATGCGCTATGGACATAGTGATTGCCGATGCCAAAGAAAAGTTTGCTGGTTCATCGAATACTGAAAGTGCTGCGTTTTTAGTGGCAACAGTCCATGCTCGTATAGATGCAGGCATCTTAGATAAAGCAGATGTAAAAGATTTAGTTGAATTAGTTGATGCGTACATGAGTCCTGAAGTTATTGTGAAGTTGCGGGGGATTGCTGCAAAGTTTCAGGCACACACAATGCATGCAAATGCTGAACTACTTTATCCACTTGCAAAAGAGTGGGCAAAAATTATTCGTGAAGTTGCCGAGGAAAAAGGCGATGCACCAAAAGAAGATGGAAAGCCTCAGGGTGGAGAAGGTGAAGGCGGTAGTGGAGAAGGTATGTCTGCGGAGTTTGCGGAGATGCTTATGGAGGCACTCGAAGAAGCGGGTGCGTCTATCTCTATTAGAAACGCTGATGCACTTGCAGACCAAGAGCAAGATGAGAATTGGAAAGAAGAAGTAAAAAATAAGGCTAACGAAGCCGTGGACAGAAAGAAGAACGCAGATGCTGCGAAAGAAGTTTTTGACAAATCCACAGGAGTAGGAACATCAAAAAGTTCCTCTCGTCTCATGGAGACTCGCACACCTACATCAGAAGAAAGAATTGCTGCGGTAAAGATTGCACAGATGTTGGAGAAAGCAAAGTACCGTGAGCGTGATGCCGTAGAGATTGCAAGCATCACACCTCCAGGAAGATTGCGTACTAGGCAGATGGTTCAGGCTAGTGCGTTGAGAGAGCGTGGAGTCATGCAACAGGTTGCGCCGTTTCGTCGAACAGTTCGTAAGCACACAGACGACCCAACCCTTACAGTTGGCGTGATGGTAGACATTTCGGGCTCAATGGGTTCTGCTATGCAACCTATGGCTACTACTGCGTGGGTAATGTCAGAAGCAGTTCGCCGTGTGCAGGGAAGGTGTGCCATGGTGTACTACGGAAGTGATGTATTTCCTACCTTAAAAGCGGGACAACACCTTACAGATGTGAACATTTATACCGCCTCCGATGGCACGGAGAAGTTCGATAAGGCTTTTAGAGCATTAGACGGAAGTCTCAACTTACTGAACGGAAGCGGTGCTAGACTTTTGGTTGTCGTTTCAGATGGTCAATACACCCCTGAGGAACGAGCACACGCACGCAAGTGGGTGACTCAATGTAATTCTGCTGGTGTGGCAATTTTATGGTTGCCGTTTGATGGTGGAAGCGGTGCAAGAGACATAACGCAACATGGCAAGGCAGCAGTCATGTCGGGAGTGTTAGACCCTACTGGTGCAGCGTCAGAGATTGGTAGAGCAGCAGCAGGGGAACTTACAAATGTGGGTAGGATAAACGCCTAAACTCAATAATCTCTTGATGCGGGTATGCGTCCTTCCAGCGCGTGTCCAAACCTGCAAAGAGAGTTGCGGTAAAAAACGGAGAGTCCCTTCGTCCCTCATGTTACGGAGGGGCTCTTCGTTTCCAACAAACTACGAGCTATAAAACGACGGAGGTAAAAAATGACAATCAAACCTATAAAGTTTGTAAAAATACCAGCAGACTGCAAAGTAGAGTGGAGTCCAGGCTTACCGCTTCCTGCCGAGCGTAAGTCAGCAGATTTCTACAAAGGCTATGGCAGTCTTGTTTGCACGGTAAAAAAATTAGGTTTTTCAGTAGATGTTTATCTTGACGGGGACATGTCTTATTACAACCCCAAAGAGAATCTCTACTGCGACGACGGAGACGATTTAATTGCACGAGGCTATGACACCGACGAGAAGTTAGCAAAAGCACTAGAGACAGAAGAACTCAGACATGACATGAACCCTTGGTTTGACATGTATGTAGAAGGTGAACATCTTGATGCGGTTACTGATGACATTGAAGAAGCCCTCTCCTCTGCGGACTCATGGCTGACTGAGGAAATGCTAAATGCCGCTGCGATTGAGGTGCTAGTAGGACATGCGCAACACGCCGAAGGTTAGAACTTGACATCTTTCTGCATTTAGGTAATAATAGAACTACAACGACGAAAGGACAGGAAATGGCTAAAGACATTTTCATCTACATAAATTGCTGGTCATGTGGCGCGAACATGGAAATCCGAGAGCGCGACTATAACCATGGTGCAAGTTGCTCAGGAGGTTGTAAGTAATGTCATTTCTATCAAGAGTAGAAACACCTACCTGCGGTATCTGCGGATACAGAGGAGAACTCAATGTGCCGAACGAAGGAATAGCACGCCGAAATAGTGGCGCACTAATCCAAGATGCTTTCCCTGATTTAGATGTAGCAGAGAGAGAACAACTTGTCTCAGGTACACACCCCGATTGTTGGAAGAAAATGGTTGGAGGAATCTAATGACAATTTGCCAATCATGCGGTTGGGAAATCAAACTCAACTTTGGAAGTTGGGAGTTCAGGGGCGACCCCCAATGCTCAGGTAAAAAATTACACACACCGATAAGAAGTACACAATGAAAGACGCAATTGGTTATTCAGAAATGATGAACTCGTGGAATAGAGAGACTCTCCTAGAAAAAGCAGAAATGGTTGGAGAGGACACTCTTGACAAATGGGTGGAAAAGGTAGTTACCGAAGAGTTCACCAAATACCCCGAGCCAGTCTCGGCTTTGAGCGTTATTAAGCGTTACCAAACTGTTACCTAAAACACACGAAATGAGTTTGACAAATGTCAGATAGGTCGTGTAATGTAGTTCTTGTTAGGGAAACTTAACAAAACTTCCCAACATTGGGTTTGGAAGTAAATGACAAAACGAAAAGGAGTCTTAGTTATGTCTAAGGCAACAGTTGCAGTTGAAGTAGTAAAAGCAGTAAAGGTAGTAAAGGTTGAAAACACCGCAGTTGAGATTGACGCAGAAATGCAGAAAGTCATCAACCAGTTCGTTACAACACGAACAATGATTACCGAGTTGGAAAAGACCAAGAAAGAACTTGAAGCACAAATCAAGGCAATTCTTGGAGACGCCGAAGTTGGCGTAGTAAATGGCGAAATCCGAATTGAGCAGAGCAAGCGTTCAAGGTCAGGTGTGGACTCAAAGAAGTTGGCACTTGCTTTCCCTGAGGCTTACGAAGCCGTACAGACAACCACAGACTATGTGGTTCTAGTAGTAAAGTAATTCAGACCGAAGCCCCTCGTACTCTCCCCCGAGTGCGGGGGGTTTCTCTAATCCATAGAAAGGTAAAAATGAGGTTTCTAATTCAGTTCGATGACGATAAGACTGAAGGAGTCCGAGAGTTCGGAGTTCTAGAAGAAGGCGAAGACGCCACAGATAGACCTGAAGATGACAAAATCTTTTATTGGCTAACCAAAGAAGAAGCACGCCAAATAGGAGAAGACTTTGACGGTGGAGATTGGGTCGTCTTACGGTGTGCGTGTGACGATTGCGAAAGCGAACAAGAATAGACTTGCGTAAAATGCATAGAAGTTCTACAATAGAAACAGCAACAAACAAACGACGACATGGAGGTAAAAATGAACGAGAACACGATTACTTTAGAAGTAAATGAAACAGAACTTGCACTCATTACTGAGGGAGTTAGCGCAACAATGCAGACAATCGCAAAGTTGTTAGAGAAGCACCGCAACCACAAGGATTACAGCATGGAGAAGTTGTTTACTATCATGGAGATGTATGCGACTACGGGAGATGTGTGGTTGAAGTTGCACAAGGCACAAGGCATTAGTCAGGAAGACATAGCGCAATACCTAGAAGGGAAGGACGACTAATCATGCGGGTAGCAGATTTAATCAAACAGTTAGAGCATTACAAGCCAGAAGATGAACTCTTGGTGTCATACTGGGACAAAGAGTGGGTTGAAGTCTATGTAGACGACAAAACTAAGGTTGATGAAATCTTTGAGAAGGTTCTAGATGACTTTGAGAGTATTGACAACGACTTTGGAGATACTGTCTGCCGTTTCATTAGTGAAGCACAACGAGAGGTAAAATAATGTCGCTACCAGATTTAGACAGCATAATGCTAACAAAGACGGTTCTTTTTGTAGGTGACTACTTCAGCATGATGACAACAGTTGTGTTGGACGAGTCCCTGCGCAACGAAGACGAAGATGACGAAGACATGGCAATACGGATTGCTGGAGTCTTGCTGGAGGAACACTACGGCTGGAACGTTGCGGAAGTATCAAATGAAATTGGTATCGTTGATGAGGACGAAGAGGAGTAATCGCGCTCGCTGCGGGAATCAATAGGTAAAAAATCATTTATCCTAGAGTTCCACGGCAAGCTTGAGATAACGTCTCGCTCGTTGTGTTGAGGCGGGGTCTACCTCCCACCGCATCTATCTTCCGTCTCCCTGCGGGGGATAGGTGTACAAGTAAGGTTTATTATAGATTGCCCCTCTTCGGAGGGGTTTCTTTTTGTCAAGTCAGCCTCTCTAAAATGTCGTACAGTTGCATTATGTTGAAACCAAGCATTGTAGACAAATCCTTCCACACCAACGGGGCAGCATCTTCCTTTGTTGTAGCAATTATTGACGACCCAAATGACGGGGAAGCAAAACTTGTTGTGATGTTTGAGGAGGAAGGCTGCGTTGCAGTTCTTTCTTTGGACAGAATTATTGAAGAGGAAGACATTTCAGCAAAGCACAATGCACATCACCATGCCGATAGACATGAAGAAGAACTCAGACAAATTCTCTGGGAAGAGTAGTTCGAGGTAAAAAATACGCACGCTGCGGTCGCCGCAGCTCCAGGGAGAAGAGAATAACTTGACAACGTTGGCAGCTATCCAGGGCGAAGGTTGGGCAGTTATTGGCTATGACAGTCGAGTAACTGAAGACAATCGCATCTTTGTGCTGCCGAAAGACGCTGGCAAGGTGGTAAAAAATGGGCAGTACATCTTTGGTGCTGCAGGGGACATGCGTGCGGTCAATTTACTTGCTCACATCTTTAAGCCTCCTGCTCCTGCATCTACAGACATTGGGGTGAAGTTAGATAAGTTCATCTCCTCCAAGTTCATACCTGCGCTCAAACAATGTTTTGATGATGCTCAATACGGGGAAAAGGGTGAACAGGACTCCTCTGTGTTGGTAATTGTTCACGGACGCATCTATGAAATTGGAAATGCCTACGACTGGTGTCTTGATGAGTCAGGCATTTATGCCGTTGGTTCTGGAGCAGAGTATGCCCTGGGGTCTATGCACACTTCCCTGGAAGGTAAAAAACGCACAATCAGCACAGCACGCAGCAGTGTTAAGAGCGCGGTGATACTTGCTGCTCGTCTTGACCCTTCGACTGGAGAGCCTGTTTATGTTCTTAGTCAGTCTGGTTAGTTTTTAATACTGAGGGCTACCCCTCGCAACTTCCAAATAACTTTCTCAAACAGACTTGACATTTTCCTGCACTTTATGTTATTGTTTCTTTAACGACGAAAGGACACACAATGTATGGATTACCAGATAGTGCAATTCTAGGAACAGCCAAGCGTCTTAAAGGGCATAAGGGTGGTCGTAGAAAAGGTACTGAGGTTGGCTGGGAAGATTTATTTGCAGTTGTCAATGCGGTGAAGATTGTCTTTGCTCGTAATGAGGCAAGAAATAGTCGTGCCAAGTTCTATAAGAAAAATGGCTACTATCAGCAATAATTCCAATTTGACAAAATGCAGGAAGGTATGCAATAATAGAAGCAATGACGAAAGGAAAAAAAATGATGAGTCATAAAATGACAGACAAAGAGTGGCAAGAACTAGAGGTTGCCGAAGCCCAAACCGTTTGGGAAGAAGTAATTAAAGAAGACGAAGAAATCTTTAACTTAGATGAACTCGCCAGACCTGACAATGGTCAGAGTCAAGTGCGTGAGCCCCTATGGTCAGAGGTACTTGAAGGTTTGTGGCAAGGTGGCACAGATGATAATGACACGAACATACAGTTGCGCAAACCAATGATTAACCCAGAGCACTTTAATACAGTAATAACTATGTATGCGTTTGCTAACCCTGTGGACTGGTTTGTAAAGGAATTCAGATACGGGGTATGGGACTCAGACATTAACAAAATGGATACCGAAGAGTTGTTTGACATAGTCAGAGTGGCTCATACCCACTGGAAGCGTGGCAAGAAGGTTCTTGTTCGCTGTCAGGCTGGTTGGAACCGTTCAGGGCTAATCACAGCCTTGGTTCTCATTAGAGACGGTATGGACGCAAGAGAAGCAATCAACCTAATCCGTGAGAAGCGAAGTCAATGGGCACTATGTAACAAATCCTTTGAGAGGTTCTTAGTTGAACAAGACCCAAAGGTTTGGCAAGGCAACTCATACGGGACGACACGCCCAACAAAGTAATACTTGACAAATGTCAGGAAGGTTGCAATACTTTATACAAGAGCAACACCCAACGACGAAGGAGACAAAGAAATGGCTACATACACAATGCTTATGGATAAGAAGTACATCAACAGACGCCGAGTGGCTTTTGTAATCGCTATCGCTCTCGCAGCAGTTGCGGTACTTGGTTTGTATGAACTGATTACGCACATCTGGTATGTGCAAGGTCAAGGATATTGCTGGGGAACTATGACAGAGTGTTTTGCTAACGAATTTGGAGGAAGGTAATCATGAAGAAGTGCGCTAATCCCGTTTGTGAAAGTACGGAACTGGTTTATTCAGGAGTAGATGCTTTTGTTCTAGGCATACCTACTGAAAGGTGGTGCTACACATGCGCCAATGCAATCGCAATGGCTAACCGAGAGTTAGTATCAACACAACAATGAGAGGTAAAAAATAGTGAAGAGCAATAACATCGCTGAAAGAGCTGCGGAGATGTACACGGAAGGTAAGGCAATCGAAACGATTGCATCTGAACTTGGCGTGGCATACAGAACAGCAAGGAAGGCAATTAACTCGAAAGGAGTACAACTTCGTGACCCAAGTGCAAGATTGGTTGGTAGGACTCGTCCAGATAGGCAAAGGACTGTTGAAAATGCGTAAGGGCATAGTTTGGACTGCAATTTTCTCTGTGGTCGCTGCAGGTTGTTCAATTATCTCTGCGGTGATGGGGAACTCTGATTATGTCTTGGCTTATGGCTTAGTTTCGATTGCATCTGCTTTATTGGCATCAAGAGAGAAGTAGGACTTGACTTCCCTGCAAAAGTTAGGTAGGTTATATATTACATCGTACGGAAGGACGAAAAATGACACAAGTACTAGAAGTTGCATCAGATAGACAGGTAAAATTTCTTGACGACCTAATGGTTCAGAAGGCAATCCCTGAGGTAATCCTCAATGTCTTCATGGAGCAGAAGGCAACTATTTCAAAGAAGCAGGCATCTGGATACATCTCAATGTTCTTGGGATTCCCCGATGCCGAGGTGGCAAAAATCGTAGTTGGACTATCACCTGAGGTTGAGGCTCGTCAGCGTCTATTTGCGGAACTAAATGAGGCACTTCAGACAATCCCTAGAAGCAAGTATGCAATCCCTGTTTCGGAGTTGATGCTTGACTTTATGAAGAAGCCTGTGCACGGAGACCTAGTGTTCCTTGAGACCAAGGAATACCTGAAGCGTCTGCAGATGAACATGTTGTTTGGTTCAGTTGGAGCGTTCACTCGTGTACGACCTGCTGTGGAGGACGCCCTCGCGTTTATACGGATAATCCAGAAGGAGCCTTACAAGTACGCAAGGTTGTTTGCTGAACATTACAAGTGCTGTGGCAAGTGTGGTGCAGAATTGACAGACCCGCGCTCGCGGGAGTTAATGCTGGGTCCAGACTGCCGAAGAGCGTTTGGCTTTGTGAGATAAGTAACAAAATAGAGCCCCTCAAGCCACGCTTAAGTGGTCTGGGGGGCTTTATTACCCTCTGATAGGGTTTATACATGAGCGACGCATTAGACAGCATGACATCTGGGCTTTCGGTAGCCCTAATGGTTGCGTGATACAGCAACCAGTCCCTGACCCCTATCAAAGGAGTACCGAGTGAAGAAAATCAATTTCAATTCAGAAGCATTGGTGTTTGGAATCTCCATTGCTTTGCTAGCAACAACAATGACAATTACTGCTGCACAGGCTGTGGCAACAACAGAAGCGAATAAGGATGCTGCGGTCGAGGCTGCGGCAAAAGAAACTAAAACCCTGGCTGCTGTTGTCGAGGTAAAAAAAGAGAATCGTCGAGAGTATTTTGCTAAGACAAGAGAACAACTCAGTCCCCTGGAACTAAAAGAACTACTAACCCTGGTTGGTTTTAAGGGTAATAACTTGAAGGAAGCATGGGCTGTAGTGATGAAGGAGTCCACAGGACGCCCAACATCTTACAATGGCAATGCCAACACAGGAGATAACTCATACGGACTGTTCCAAATAAACATGATTGGCAGTCTTGGAGAAGACCGTCGTGGCAAGTTTGATTTGAAGCAGAACTCTGACCTGCACAACCCTGTGCTTAATGCGGAGATTGCTTATCACATGTCCAATGGCGGAGAAGATTGGGGCTCATGGGGCATTGGCTCCAACGCCTATAATGGTGGCAAGGCTGGTAACTTCTATAAGTGGATTGCCCAGTACCCTGACGGAAAGTAGGTATCTCGTGGAAGAGAATAAAGAATTAAAGGCTGAGCCAATTGCGCTCGCCGTAGAACCAAAGACTACCCCTGCGGTAGTTGTTGAGCCAGTAGCAAAAGTTGTTGAGAAGAAGGAAGCTGCAGCTGAAGTCAAAGCAGATACTGTTCCTGGAGGTAAAAAACTCGCAGGTGATGGAATCTTTGTTCAACTCTCAGCGTTGAAGCGGAATACTCATGTCAAGAACTCGCGGTCTGTTACCTCTGTTCAGACTCGACTTGTTGAACTTGGATACTCTGAAGCAGGGAATGACAATCGAGGAACCTTTGGTGACTCAACGTTTGATGCTCTCTGTGACTTTTATAGCGACTCTAAATTAAAAGCAGATAGTTGTATTGATGAAGCAGTCATAGTTGCGCTGTTTGATGGGACTGCGGTTGAAGTAGTCGCTTAACCTTTAACAATCAACGCCCAGTACCTCCTCTATCATTGAGGTGCTGGGCGTTGTTGCGTCCTTGCACAACGCCTAAGTGTGACCATGGAAGGACGGCACTTATGGTAATCAAAAAAGGAAAGACCGTAATGGTACTCGGAAGAGTTGTTGCGGTGTTTGCAGCATCTGGTCTGTCTGTAGTTGGTGCTGGCGCAATCGCTGGCGTTGGGCTAGGACAGGCCATTTTGATGGCAGGCATTGGAGGAGTAGCGACTGTAGTTGAGGGACTAAGTCGCGCTTATCTGCAGGACGGGAAACTGACCAGCGAAGAAATCAATGATGTCTTCAATGCGGTAGATAAGAAAAACTCAGCCAAGAAGGCTGCGTCTTCAGGGAACTAGACCTGCAGATGAGAAGGCTCTGGGGTATTTTTTACCTTGGAGTCTTCTCCGTTTAACGGCAGAAAAAAACCCCCACATTTTTGTGAGGGTTTCTTTGTTTGTTTCTAGTCGAAGTCTGGCTCGTACTCTTCCTCGAACTCGCGTACATCTCCGTCGAAGTCATTCTTGCTATTGCATTCTGGGCAAGTCCAAGACCACCATTCCTCTGTGCGGTAACTCTCAATGTCTACCTGCTCATCTAATTCAATGTCAAACTTTACGCACTCGTCGTTGCCACAACGGACAATGCGCTCGCCTGTGTATTCTGCGTCTGCGCCTGCAATCTGGTACTCGTTACCTGTCACGCCTGCTGGGTAGTTGCTCATTTGTCTTACCTTTCCTCGTCGTTGTTATAAGTATTCCAACCTTCCTGCACTTTGTCAAGTAGCAAGATACGGCGTGTCTAAAGTCTTTACGGGTATAGCAAGTCTAAGCACCATTGAGACATCTGCTCTGTTGGAACTTTGCAATCCTCTGGAGTTGTTGCGTTGTTGAGGAAGCCAATAACTACTAGCGAAACTATGAACAACATAGTGCCGATAACATACCGACCTCGCTTACTAAGTCTTACGCCCATTAGGTCTTGTACTAGGTCAATCATTTTCTACCCCTTCGTCGTTTGCGCTTATGAGATAAGTATTCCAACCTTCCTGCACTTTGTCAAGTCTATTTGCATGCGGCGTGTCATAGAAAAGAAAAAGCCCCCCTTTCGGGAGGCTATCTCTTGCACTTATTGTCTTAGACTGTTGCGTACCCTGCTGAGAAGATAGCGTCTGCTACCTCACGGTCTGACATGATGCGGAAGATAGTTGGTGCTCCAAATACATGAATCTCTTCAGTAATCTGAAAAAAAGTAATGCTGTGAGAACCTTCATACAATTCACGGGCTTTGTCTAGGCTATCTACTACGAAATAGTAGGTAGTACCTAGTGCGGTGATTTTTATTCCGTATGACATTTGTTTCTCCTTCGTCGTTTGTCTAGGCTTTCTGCCTATGTAATAAAGATACTAACCTTCCTGCACTTTGTCAAGTTGATTTTGATAACGGTTAGATAACGAAAAAGCCCCCCTTGCGGAGGGCTCTTCGTTGTCAATCTTAGGAGGCTATGACCTCGGCTTTTGCCTGGGTGTAGCCATTAACCTTGGTGACTATTGCTTGGATAATGCCGACCTGCTCTGCGGTAAGCCCTAGGGTCTCACCATCTGCACCTGTGCCACCTGTGAGAACTATGTCCCCAACAATGTAGTCAGTCTGTGCGCCATAGGTTTTGTCCCACATAAACTGTGCATGCGGGTTATGAGGTAGCCCATGAAGTTTGCCCTCTTCGTTGCACCACATGGTTAGGTCTGAGGCTAAGTCTATTGCCTGCACCCAACCACCTACAGAAGTCTGTAGTACTTGAAGACCGTCACTTGCTAGGTCTAACTCTGTGACCTCGCCTGTTGTTGTTATCTTTATTGCCTTTGTCATTTGGTCTATCCCTTCGTCATTTGTTTGGTAGTGCTATGTACTAGTAACTATCTAAGCACATCTCCCTGACATTTGCAAGCCTATGCCTCAGCGTGTTGTTAGTTGTTTGTACTTGTACTCTAAACATGAGAGTGCAACCTACAAGTACAACTAGGCAACATGACTAGTCACTAGGCATAAGTACCTAGTACCTAGTAGTCATCACATGCAAGACATGACTAGTACACATCTACACAACTAGTCACAAGACAACAACACAATGACAAGACTAGTCATCATAATAATTTTATTAGTATAAACATTATTAGTACAAGACAACACATCATCATTTGTTTTTATTATTATTTTTTATTTTATAAATAAATAAATAATAAAAAAAAAATAAAAGTACTTTGCAAATAAATAAATAATTAAAATAATAAAAGATTTATTATCTAAAGAGTCTGGCTGGATAGTCCAAAAAATAATCTGGAAACGATTTCAAGAAGTCTGAAAATATACGACTGCCGTCTCACAGGTCAAAAGCATTTTAACGTAAAGGTTCATAAATTCGTACACTTCGTACAATACATAATCTCTTCCGTACATCACCTTCGAAATGCTGTACTATATATAAGTGGACCAAAGTATAAAGTTGCCCCTAGATGAAGTAGCCTTCATCGCAGCTCTGCCACGTCCAGAAGCGGAAGCAAGACTCCGTGCCCTCTGGGAATCTGGCTGGTCCTTACAAATTCTTGGCTCATCTCTCAATCCCCCAAGACCTAAGACAACTATCCATTTCTGGGTAAAGCGAGCAGAACCACTAGAACAGCAAAGAACTCTGCCAGTTCCACCTCCAAAGTCTTTAACCACCTCGGTTCCTACTAAGTCTGCACCCCGTCTACGTTCAATCAGCCCTGGAGTCCCTTCAGAGATGAGACCACGTCTAAAGCAGCTTTCGGACCTGGCTAAGCGTTATAGGGCTAAAACGTCCCCTAATAGCCCTTTAGCAGTGGCTAATGACGAACTCACAGCAATTGCACGTACATTACGCTCTATGGGCGTTCCAACAGCTGCAATCGCGGAGGCTGCTGGTGTTTCATACCGCGCAATGGCAAGAAGGCTAAGTAAATGAGGCTAAAGTCCCGTCATTACAATAATAATCAGGGAATTAACCAATATTTCTTTGGAATCATGTTATATGATAAAAAACAGCCAACTCTTGACATTATCTTTGGGAATCATGTTTTTGTTATGTTTTGGGCAAGGAAAGACTGATGAGCCGTCAATATAAGACTCTTACAGGCACATATAGCGAAGAAGAGCTTGCAATTGTTGTCTGGGTTAACCCAAAAAATAAGAACTCTCGGCAATCTCGAGCTCTTGAGACTATGACTTCTGAGAATTCACGCTACCCAATGGCTTTCCCTATCAAGTCCCTTACTTCCAACCGTTCTTGGAGTAAAGCAACTCTTGCTCGCACAAATGAAGAAGTCTTTGAACTCATACAAAAGACAGAAAGAACTTGCCCTTTGCTCATTCCGCTCTCTCTTGCAAAGACCGCCCTTGGCTGGGAGAACTTCTACATCCCAACAGAGTATACAAACTAATGCGTAAAGTAATCGATGTCTTCCCAGCTATTATAAAGCTGGCTCCAGTGGACTCTCTAGAGGATTACAAAACACTTCAGACTACGGGAGACGTCCCTCAAGGAACTCGAAGAGTAGACCGTTGCCGTGCCGTTATTATTAATGATGTTCTAATCATTGCTCAAGACTCTCCAGAAGGTCCTAAGGTCATTTTTAAAGAAAAAGTTGAAGATACTAGCCAAGAGGGTAAAACTACCCACGCCCTTACCGTATCTGGGAAGATTATTGCTATAAGTAGGGATGACAATTGCGGATGTGGCTCAAGGCTTCGTGGCTGGAATCCATACGGTTCAGCAATTGTTATGTCAAGTGAGGACCCAGAATGATTAGTTTTTTTGAGTTTGTCATCTTGGGTCTAGCAACTTACAGAATCACCAGGCTCTTCACCCGAGACGTAATCCTTGAGGGATTTAGAAATTGGTGGTGGAAGAAGTTTCCCCCTGAATCCAGTAAACTTGGGTATCTGCTCACTTGTGAGTGGTGTTTATCGATTTGGGTAGCATCGCTTCTCTGGGGGTTTGCTATGATTACTGCAGTAACTATTACTGTAGCTATGGTATTTGCCTTATCTGCAGTAGCGGGACTGTTTACTGCGTATGAGGATAAGTAATCTTATATTCCGTAACAAACATGACGAGGAGAATCGCCAATGAGCGTATTCAAAAAAGAAGAGCCAGTAGTAGAGCCAACGACTTCTGCTGCCAAGCCTAAGACTCCTCGCAAGCGTTCGACTAACCGCTCTACGCAGGTCATCATCAATCAGACCGCCCCTAAGACTTCAGGTCTTTCATCAATTTTTACATCAACAAATAACTCCCCTCAGCCACTTTCATACAACGCTCCACGTTCCTTAACTGCAGCCGCTGCGCAGGTAAAGGTTAATGACAAAGGAGAATTCGAGCAGTTCAAAACACGCCGTCACGCTTCATCAAGTGCATGGCAAGCAGAGGCTTGGGAATACTACGACGCGATTGGTGAAATAAAATATGCGTTTAACCTTGTTGCATCCGTTGTATCTAGAATCCGAGTTTTTGCCGCTGCCATTGATGACCCTTCACAGGCTCCGATTTCAGTAAATGAATCTCGCGTTATTGACCAAGGACTTGCATCTGCTGCAGAACGCGCCCTAGAGCGTTTGAACTCTGCATATGGAGGCCAAGCAGGTCTTCTAAAAGATGCAGCATTAAATCTTTCTGTTGCTGGAGAATGCTATTTAGTACAGATGCCAGCTCGTCAAGGCTCAGGAACTCCAGAGTCTTGGGATGTGCGTTCTGTAGATGAAGTTATTACAGATGCAAAAGGTGCCTTAACTGTTATCGGTCGTCGCGAGCAGGCTCAAGGTCAAGGAAGTGCATACGGAGTATCGCGTTTAGGTAACAAAGCATTCGTAGGACGCATCTGGCGTTCACACCCACGTTTTTCTGATGAAGCAGATTCATCATTGCGCGGTCTACTAGACCTCTGCGCGGAATTACTTTTGCTTAACCGTACCTTCCGCGCCACTGCCCGTTCTCGCCTTAATGCTGGTGCTCTTTACCTACCAGATGGTCTTTCTGTTGCAGCCCAAGCTGACCCAGATTACCCATACGATTCCGAAGACGGAATGGGTGCTGGCTTTACAGCAGAAGAAGCAGAAGATGAATTCGAAGAGCAACTCATTGATGCGATGACAACTCCTATTCGTGATGAAGAATCTGCATCAGCCGTTGTGCCACTTATCATCCGCGGACCTGCAGAACTTGGCGACAAGATTAAGCAGTTTAAGTTTGAGCGTTCATTCGACCCAGCACTAGCTGAGCGTTCTGACCGCGTACTAGAGCGCATCTTGCAAGGCCTAGATGTTCCAAAAGACGTTGTGACGGGACTAGCGAACGTTAAGTACTCTAACGCTCTACAAATTGATGAGGCCCTGTACAAGGCGCACATCGAGCCAATGATGCTTCTCATCTGTGACTCACTCACAGTTGTCTACTTGCGCCCGTACCTCATTGCAAATGGATACACAGAGTCCGAAGCAAACAGAATTACAGTTTGGTATGACCCATCAGCAGTTTCCACACGCAATGACCGTGCAGCAGATGCTGACGCAGGTTATGACCGTATGGCAATCTCCTCTGACACATGGCGTCGTGCTCACGGTTTCTCAGACCAAGATGCACCAACTCCAAACGAGTTGGCACTTCGCATGATGACTGAAAAGGGCGCTATGACCCCAGAGTTAACAGAAGCGATGCTCGCTGCTATTGCACCCGAGATTATGAACGCTGTAAAAGCTGCGCAACAAGCATCATCAGTTGCACCAATTCCAGATGCAGTTGCAGAAGCGCTATCTCAACCAGCTCCTGCTGCACCAGTAGAACAAGCCCCAGGGGTTGCTCAGTAATGGACGAGAAAAAACTAATCTCAATTACTCCTGTAGTTGCTGCTGCAATTTCATGTCCTCCTGCTACACAAGATATTGCAGTCAATCTTGAGAATCGTAAGAACGCTATTGACACAGCGATGTATGGCCCTCTTAATCCTGCAGAACCAAACGAAGAGTATTGGTCCAAGCTAGGCGCTGAGTGGAACGTAGATGCCGAGACTGCTAAGAAGCAACGCTGTGGCAACTGCGCAGTATTCATTCAAACTCCAAATATGCTTTCATGCATCGAGAGTGGTCTAACAACTGATAAAGATGAGTTTGAAGCAATTGATGCAGCAGGTGAACTAGGCTACTGCGAAATATTTGACTTTAAGTGTGCATCTGCTCGTACCTGTCGCGCTTGGGTTGCTGGTGGACCCGTCACAGAGGAAAAAGAAGTTTCTGTAACTGCTGCAGCTGATAAGCGCACAATCTCTCAGACTCCTGCTCCTAAGAAGGACAATGTAAAGGGTTCAGATAAGAACAAAAAAGGTTCTGCATCTGGAAGTAAAAAAATTACGTTTGATGCCAAGACCGAAAAGGCAATTGCAAACAAGGTAGAAGAGCACAACAAGAATGCACCTAAAGGTCGTCGTGCTACTTTAGGAATGCTAAAAGCTGTTTATCGCCGTGGAGCAGGAGCTTATTCAGGTTCTCACCGCCCAGGTATGACACGCAACCAGTGGGCAATGGGCAGAGTAAATGCTTTCCTTCGTCTTCTAAAGTCTGGTAAGCCAAAGAACTCTGCATACACCACAGATAACGATTTACTGCCAGCATCTCACCCTCGCTCTAGCAAGAAGAAAGCTTCTTCTATGACAGCGTCTGGATTAATTCCAGAAGAACAAGATTTAGCAGAAGCACTTATTGCAATCACTCAGAAGCACGGTCCCTTTGACCAAGATGGCGACGGCGTTTGGGCTGGCTACACACCTGCTGCAGAAAATGATGTTGCAGACATTGGAGTTAAGTGCTCAAACTGCGTATTCTTCCAAGGACCTAACAACTGTCAGATTATCTCTCTTGAGGTTGAAGCAGAAGGTAAGTGCCGCTTTGCAGTAATTCCAGAAGGAGTAGTTAAAGGTTACGATATCCCTCTTCGTGATAAAAATACTTTGGAACTTCTACTTGCATCTGCCTACGCGGAAGATGAGTTAAGCATAGAGATTAAGGCTTACGAGGAGTATGAATCTCCTGAGGAAGCAATTTTTGCTTTAACTGAATACTCAGGGCTTGGATACGAGTTAGAGCCCGCTGTTAGAGCTTCATGGCTTCGTGGAGTGCGTAACGGAGAGAATCCATTTAAACGTGCATCAATGTTTGTAACTATGACTCATGACAGCCTTGATGCTGACTTGCTACCTAAAGGAGATATCTGATGGAAAACCCCTGCTGGGATGGCTACAAGCAAGTTGGAATGAAAAAGAAGAACGGTAAAAATGTTCCTAACTGCGTACCTATCAAGCGTGCCAAGAATCTAACAACGATTGAAGAGCAGACACAAAAGATTAAAGATGCTGCCTTATCCCTTATGCAGGAATCAAACGCAGACTTCTCTGGAACTCGAATCATTACCCAAAGAGCAGCAATAACTGTTGTTGAGCGTTCTATTGCTAGAAATGAAGCAGAGCCTTTCTCTGTTCGCAAGCACCGTGCATTAACTGAACTTTCTCAATACATAACTCTTGCTCAGCACAATCGCTCACTAAGCACGACCCCAGAGCACACAGACCTACTACCAGTTGCACACCCACGCTCAACACGTGCACACGATATGACTGTTGCTTCTCTTATGAAGTCTCGTGCCCGTTGGGTAACTGATGACCCTTCTATTCAAGACTTAACTGTCAAAACACTTCTTGCATCTGCATTGAGTACGCATCCAGAGTCTGCAGAGTACGAATACTCAGTTGCTCGCCTTGTATCTTTCCCTGAAGGTCAGATTCCTCAGTACGCACTTCTAGCAGCACTAGGTGATGGAAACTCTTCCCTTGCTCGTTCTGCACGTGCAATGCGTCAACGTCGTGACCGTAAGGGTCGCTTCGCTGAGATGGGTGGTGGCCTTCGTGCACTTATTCGCCGTGCCAATGGCATGATTCAGAATTTGAATGGTCGCGCTGTTTCTCAGGGTATTGAAACTGATACTTTTGATTTGGAAACACCAGATGGAAAGCTTTACAGAGTTCCAGCAAAAAACGTTGAGGCAATCAAAGCAACTATCCCAAGTCAGCAGACTAAAGATGGCTATGCCAAGAATCCAGCGAAGGTTTCAGCAAAAGACCCAGTAATCAATGAAGCAGACCTACAAGAGGTAGAGGCTCCAGATGGGTTCCGTCGCGATAATGCATGGACTCCAAATCCTGAAGATGCCAAGCAGTACGGTGACAATGTTGACCTTGGAACTAAATATACAGACGATGCATACGATGTAATTAAAATTGAAAACAATGCTTACGCCCGTGACATGTTTGAAGTTGCGCAGCAGCGTGAAGCAGAAGGTCAAAATGTTGTTGCACAAGGTGATGGCGCAAATAATCAGTTAGACCCTAATAAGCCAGTGTTCCTTGTTAACCGCCGTGGACAAGAAGATGACCGTCCGTTTGCTGCTGTCCAATCATGGGCTGAAGCACAAGACTTTATCGGACAAGATGAACCTAAATTTGAAAAGAACGAAAACCCAGCACCAGAGCGCGTAGGTGGGGATGATGGTGGAGATAGAACCCCAACAGATAAGCCAGTTGCAACTATTCCAGATAAGAGCCCAACAGACTTCCCTGAGGGAACAGACTTCATCCCTGCAGTTGAAAAACCAACTCGTCGCGACCTCCGTGAGTATAGAAAGAATCTTAAAGATTTCCGCAAGAATGGTGGATTGCTTCCATTAGACCCACGCAAGAACTGGGCAGTACTTCCAGATGGCTCAGTTGTAGATTCTGACACGGGAGAAGTTCTTCGTAATAACAAAAGGCAAGTAGTTCTTCCAGATGAAGAGCCAGGACTTATTGGCAAGATTAAAGCAAAGATTAAACCGCCAGCAGGCTCTTACGACGTAGACCGAGATGAGTACAAGCCAGAAGGCGCAATAGACGGTCAAGAGTCTCCAGACTTCACTGATGACCCTGCAGAGCTTGCTCAAAAGTTTGACCAAGAAGAATTGCAAGACTCTCTCAAAGAAGCAGTTGAAGGAACTCCTCAAGACCCCGCTATTGGTGCTGGACAGCTTCCATTCCAAGCAGGAGATGAAGTTGTACCTGCTGAGGCCCTCTACAACGCATTAAAAGAGCAGGGCGTTGATGTAGACAAATTCCTTAATGATATTTATGAGCAGATGGGTGGCAAGAAAAAAGCCGCTCCAGCTCAAGAGGTAGATGCAGATGCTCCAGCAGCCCCTGTTGCTAAAATTCCAGACCGTGAACTGCCTCCACTTATTGAAGGTATGACACCTGAAGAACAGCGTGATTTTGTAGACAATGGTGACTACAAAAAGTATTTACCACAGAACGTAGAACATGATGTTCCAGAAGGCTACGCAGGTTTATCAAATGATGCATTCAATCCAGATGAAGCACCAATACCTGCAGATGCTCCAGAAGGTTTCTCAAACAACCCTGTAGATATCGCTCTTGGCTATGACAAAGAAGAACTCGAAGGTGAACTTCGTCGTGCCATTGAGCCATCTAATGATATGCCAGGAAGTGGGCTTCTTGCTCAAGAGACTCCTGAAGGCGAAGAGTACGTTGCTCAGGTTCCAGGAGAAGCAATTCGTGATGCACTGCAGTTGCAAGGTGAAGACACTAACGCGCTAATCCAAGACATCTATGACGAAGGCAAAGACAACAAGCCATCAGAGCAAGAAATTGTCAAAGCATTGGAAGGGGAAAATGTCCAAGAAGCACCTGCCCAACCAGAGAAATCACCTGCGCAGGACGCGCAAGGACCCGACGCCAGTGAACCAAAGGCAGGACTTCCCGCAAATCCTGAGGCTGGCGGACCAGAAGGAGCTCAACAAGCTCCCGAAGGAGCCAGAGGAGCCACAGCAGAGCTAGGTTCACAAGAGGCTGACCTAGCAATGGGCGAGCCTCGCCGTGAGATGATTGCAGCAAAAGATTTACAGCCAGGCGATATTGCAGTTCGTGATAACGAATTCTTTGTTATTGAAGAAGTTGCTCAGCCAGATGCTGCAACTGCAGACCAGAATAATAAGAAACTTAATAGAATTAATGTCAAGGGCTACTACCCAGGGCATAAGACTCAAGACCGTAACTGGTTTGCCAATGGAAACATTGAGGTTATTCGTGGAGTTGCTGCACCTGCAAAAGGTGTTGCACCTGCACTAGACAAGCCAGAGCTTGCCGCTTATGGCAAGATGAAGAAGATTGATGGAGAGTGGGGAGTTCAAGACCCTGCTGCTCAGGCTAAGTACGATGCAGACCTTGCAGAGCACAAAGCTGCAGTTCAGGCCGCTGGTGCAAACTTTGTAGACCCTACAAATAAAGAAGCAGAAGAAGGCGATGTTGCTAAAGCACTGATTGCTGATGAACTACCTGCAGCAGATGCTCCATTCATTGCAAAGTTTAAAGCTTCTGACCTTCAGGTTGGTGACATTACTGCTAAAGATTATTTCCGTATCACTGGCATTCGCAATGGTGAAGATGGCAAATTAATTGTTGAAGGACACTACCCAGGACAAGGACTGCAAGAGAAGCAGTGGTGGCCTAACACTGGTGTAGAGGTTATTCGTGGAATTGATGAAGCTAACGCTCCACAACTTGGAGAAGGCTCATTGCATCGTCCTGCTGGCAGAGGACCTAAGGGTGGTTGGTTCCCTGTCGATGACACAGCGCTCAACGCTGAGCATGAAGCAAAACTTGCAGAAGCTAAGGGTCGATGGAATCCACCTGCTGACTTGCCTATTGTTTCTGCTGCTCAAGCAAAGGGTGAAGACAAGCTAGAAGATAATGTCAAGCTTCCACCGCAACCCCGTGAACCTGCATACCCAGCATTTATGGGTAAGTTCGCTGAGTGGGCTAAAGAATCTGGTGGCAGCTGGTCAGAGTTTAAAAAGAAGCTTGCTGGTCAAGATTTAATTGTCTTTGACTTTGAGACAACTGGAGTTAATTTTAAAGATGGCAATGAGCCATGGCAAATTGCTGCTGTAAAAATGCGTGATGGCAAAATTGTCGACCGTATAAATATCTTTATGAATCCAGGAAAAAGCATTAAAGATACCTATGCTGGAGCAAATGCAAAAGACCCAGACGGCAATCTGCTAACTGATGAGTTCTTTGCAGATAAGCCAAATCAAGCAGAAGGACTACAACAGTTCCTTGATTGGGCTGGAGAGAATCCTCTAGCAATCGCTCAGAATGCTAAGTTTGATGATGAGGTTATGAAGCGTAAGGCTGAGCAGCTTGGTCTTAATTGGACTCCTGCTGGAGTTGCTGACACTATGGGTATGGCAGATGCAATCTTTAAAGATGCACCAGATGCCCCTGCACGTAAGAGCTTGGCTGTTATTGCTGAGTACTTCGGAATTAAAAATGAAAACTGGCACGATGGTGCTAATGATGCAGAAGTAACTGCTCAGATGTTTAATGCTTTGATTGAAAAGGGTATTGAAGGAGACTTCGGTGTTGCTGCACTAGATGCAGATGCACAGAAAGCTGCCTACGATGACAAAATGGCTAAGTTACAGCCTCGTATTGATGAATATAATCAAGCTGTTGCTGACTACTTGGCTAATAAAACTGTCAAAGATATCTTTGCTGGCAATGATGTCAAGCTTGAAGATATACAGAACCAAGCTCCTGGTGTGCTACCAGAAGGACCAATCGAAAATATTGGTGCTATGGGCAACCCAGAACAGGTTCCTGAAGTTCAACCTGACCTAGTTGATGTTCAACAGATGTCAGCATTCCCTGATGGCAAGATGCGTATTGCTGAAGCTGGCTGGGCAGATAACTTTGACAATGTTGATGTTCTCAATCGTGGAGAGATTCACGCTAATAGCCTGCGCCCAGGAGACTTTGTCCACCCTAAGAAGGATGACCCTGAGTTTATGCAGGTTGTCTCTATTCGTGGTGGAGAAGAGTTTGGTGAGCCAGAGTTCAAGCGTCGTGTTGTCATGCAAAACGCTGAAGGTCAAAAGAAAGTTGTTATTTGGAACCAAAACGCTTTTCTAGATGAGGTTCGTCGTCCTAAAGACCGAGCTGCACTTGCAGGAGAGCCACTTCCAGAAGCACCTAGAACTCCTGAAGATGTAAACATGCAGGCAGTTACAGTTGCTCGAGGAAATGCAATACTTGAGATTAAACCTGATGGCAATGATTTTGTCATGAAGGCTCGTCTTCTAGATGATGCAGGAAATGAGATTTACACAGTAGGTGGACGCTATATCACTCCTGAAGGTGCTGAAGCAGAAGGTAAGGCACTTCTACGTCGAGCTGGTTTAGAATATGCACAAAAGCAGCGTAGTGATGCTGGTCAGCCTGTTTCCAAAGAAAAGTCTGTTGCTATCGGTAACGAGCCAGCAGATGTTGACCAACTACCAGTTATTGAAGTAGTTGAGAACCTGCCAGTTGGCGAAGGTCAAAATGAAATTACACCTCGCGTTGAAGAAGGCAATGTTGTATTCAAGTCTGATGCAAAACTAGTTGATGATGGCGAAGTAGTAGCACAGGTTGTAGAAGACTTCCCTAACAAACAAGAAGCATCTGCAGGCGGTCGCAACAACATTGACGCTATGGCAGAAGCTATTGCTGAAGAGATTGCTAAGCGCCGTGATGGGATGCTTCTTATGTCTGAAGGACGAGGAAGAGGCAATCTACCCGAGATTCCACAAAAGTACCGTCGTCAAGTTTACTTACGTATGCTTGCTGGTCTTTACGCTGATTCAAAGGGCAACCCTCTTGCAATTGGCGACAAAGTTATTCACGAGAACCCAGAAAAAGCAGATAAGTACGGCGAAGGTGTTGTAGTAGGTAAAGTACAAGGTCGCATAGGTGGTCTACAACGTAAGGGCGTTGTCTACGTTGACTATGTCCGCGTTCAATACCCAGACGGCACAATCCGTAAATATGCTTCTCGCTTCCAACGTCACGTTGATTCAAATGTTGCTAAGCAGCGCTTTGATGCAGAACCACGCATCAACTGGATGAACCAAGATGAAATGGACATTGCACTTGCAGAACGCCGTAAGAAGCCTCGTAAGGGCGGGACTGCAGCAGTAGATGCTGCTGATGCAGAAGTTGAAAAAGTTCTTAGCGATGTAAAAAATGTTGTTGACGGTTTTGTTGAACCGCCTGCAGAAGATGGTCAGCCTGTTGACAAGCCTTCATTCCAAAACGATATTGACTGGTTTAAGAAAAACGCTGAGCCCCAGAGAATGCTTGCGAGAGAAGTCAGAGTTGGAGACTTCATGCCTACAACAGGTGATAAAAACATAGGACGCGTTGTAGCACTTCACGATTTAGACCGTGCAGTTCGTATTGAAGTTGAGTTCCCAGATGGAGTTCGGTACTTATACAGACCTATAGATAAAAACTTTGCTCTTAACAATATCTACCGTCTAGATGAAGCAGTTGTGCCAGAAGCACCGATTGCACAAACCCCTGAAGCAGAAGCTCCTGCTGTTGAATCTCCAGCAGCAGGTGGCGATGCATTTGTTGATTTAAACGATGCAGACGCTATTAAGCAGAAGCTTAACGATTTGGCTGCGCAGATGCCTAAATTCCGTAATACCCGAGGAGAGAAAAACGCTCGTTGGGCACGTCGTCGCATTGATGAACTAGCCGAGCGTATGGCATACACACCTCTTGATAGGTTAGACACCTACGAACTTCGTGACGCTATTGCCTATGCAAATCGTATTGCTGACCCTGCACTAAAAGAGAAGATTCTTCCAGAGCTAGAAAAACTTCGTGAAAATATAATTGCTAAGAGGGATGCACTTCTCCAAGAACGTAAGGACCGAATCGCTGAGAACCTTAAGCGTCCTTTTGATGAAAATTTATTGCCAACAGCTCCAGATGCAGTGCAAATTAATGCCGCAATTGATGATATCTTAAATCGATTCCCAGGGGAGATTGATAGAGATATAGCTGGCAATATTGACAGAGCTAAATCAAAACTCAACGAGGTCAAGAGAGCACTTGCTGATAAAGCTCCTGGAGATTTTGACAGGATTAATCAACGCTACATGAATGAGGCAATTGAATATCTTCGTGGTGGTGGTATCGATGTAGAAGCTCAGGATGCTCTTGCAGATAACCTTAATAAAATTAATGCAATTATTATTAAGCAGGCTGCAGAAGACCGTGCAGTTCGTCAAGCAAAGTATATTGAGCGACTAAACCAGCCTCTTGCAGAGGGCGTATTTCCAGCCAATGCAGAAGATGTTAACCGCGAAAAGATTAAAAATGCAGTTGATGCAGTGATTGCTCTTCTTCCAACACAAACCGAGCGCGATGCTGAAGATGATTTATACCGTGCTGCAGATAATCTTCGTGACTATCGCAACGCTCTCGAGAACGAGGACCCAGATAAAGTTTCGGACCGTCAATTACAGGCTGCAATTGATTATCTTCGTCGTGCAAAAGACGGTCGTCAAGATGAGATTGCTGGAGAGCTGGCTGGTATGCGTCAATTTATTATTGACAATAAAGAACAATTCCGCGAGCAGCGTCTTGCAGAATATAAGAAGCGTCTAGCCGAACCATTTGATGAGAATCTTGTAATCGGAGACCCAGTTGACTTTAATAAAGAAAAAATTGAAGGAATCTTTCAAGCTTTAGCAGATAAGCTTCCAAAACAAAATGAAGTTGATGCGGACGCTCAGGTACGTCGTGCTGGCGACTATGCCCGTAGGGGTCTTGCAAATATTCAAAATATTGCAGATGTAGATGAAGAAGCAGGTCTCCGTGCATTTGATGACACGCCTCTTCGCAAGATTATTGACAAGATAAATGCAAATGGCGATGAAGACGAGAAGCAAGTTGCAGAATTTGCCGAAAGAGCCCTAAATCAGCTTGTTGAGAAAAAGAACCTACTCAAGGGTCAGGCTCGAGAGAAGTTCCTTGCTCGACGTAACGTTGAGCTGCCTGAAAATATTGCTCCAGAAGAGAATCGTGAGTCTAAGCAAGACTTCATGAACTTTGTTGGTGAAATCATTGACCGCCTTCCAAAGGATGAAGATGAAGAAGCCGATGCGCGACCAATTCGTGCTCTTCGTGCTCTTCGAAATTACCGCGATGAGTTGGACTCGACTGTTGACCCTCTTAAGGTGACACAGAGTGAGCTTACTAGCGCAATTGACAACCTAAAAAATGCAAATGATGAGAAGTATCGCGAGTTTGCACTCCAGCTTCAAGACATGCAAGGGTTTATTGCTCAGCGTCTTATTGACCGTCCTCTACAGCCGTTTGCTGGTGTGAACCTCGAAGAGGTTGACCCTATCAAACTAGCTGAGCAGCGTGTTGCAGCAAAAGAGAATCCATTCAAGGCATCTCCTGAACTACAAGCAGAGTTTGAAAATGAAGACCTTTATGTAAACGAAGCCTTCCTTTCACCATTTAAAGAAGAACTAAAAGTATTCTTTAACGGCGACGAGAATCCTTTAGCCTCTCTGGACATGCGTGCTCGTCAAGCACTTGGCCAAAAGATTGCTCAAAAGTTGAAATCTAAAGAGCAACGTACTCTAGAGCAAACGAAGGAATTGGTTGCTCTTGCAGTGGCTCTGCACAACGAACGTGACATCTACCAGCCACAACGGGACAACGTTGGTCCAGCTGGCTTGCGCCTTCTTGATTTTGACCCTAAAGAGATTATGGAAGCAGCTCGCAATACCAACGGTGACGTTGAAATTAACCTTAATGGTCAAGGAACTGGCTTTAAGGGTAAGTTATTGGGCGGCGGTATTAATGCAGCCTTTACATTTATCTTCACTGATATTGAAACTGGTCAACAGTTTATTGTAAAGAAAGAACGCTCTGAAAGAGAAGCTCGCGCTGAGTACGAAGCAGCTCGAATTGCTCAGGCTTTTGGAATTGGTGGTCGAGTTATGACCGAACTTTTCCCTAACAATTCAAGCTATCTAATTCAGACAATGGCTGGAGATGCAGTTAGACTTGATGCTAAACCTAAAGATTATGGAGATGTTAGAAATCGCATAAAAAATCCTGAAGACCGAGCCAACATGGTTGACCTAGTTGCAACAGCTTTATTGGATGCAGTTATCAACAATACCGACCGTCACTATGGTAACTTTCTTGCAGCTGAAGCAGATAAGGTTGGGGTACAAGGCAACGGACATGAAGATGTCTACCTACTACCAATTGACCATGGCTTTGCTGCTGTTCTTAACGGAGGAGCAACTGGCGGGCTAGTTAGCGCACCTAACTTTATCCTTGAAGATAATGGTCGACATCTTGGAGACATAAACAGAAACCTAGCCAAAAAGATGGGCGGGGACGCTTATAAGGAGCTAGCAGATATGTCAATCCAGCAGGCTATCCAGTACTTAGAGCGAGTTAACGGTGGAGAGCTTAGACCAGATATGCTTAAGAAGGTAATTGACCGACTTGAGGCACTTCGTGGTATCGAAGCTAGCCGATGGAAGAGATGGGCAGGGAGATAATGACAGCAAAACTGTACAGAATGTATAACGGAGAAAAGGCAGACGATAACTACGTTTTTTCTGTTGTTGCAGGTAATAACGAAGTTCGATACGTGATTCCAGAAAATGATATGGAAAACAATAGCATTTTTAACGAGGACCGTATTAAAGACCTGGTCTCTAATACAAGCGAAGAAAACATGCCTACAGAGCCAGACGGTTGGGCACTTCTTGCAACATACAACGCAGGGTTTGGCATGGAGTTGCACCCTGTAGTAGGCGCGGATTCGGAAAACATAGAGTACTTACTCGAGGATGAGCAGGAGTATGCAAATGCTCTTGGAAAAAAGTACACATACTTAAAGGGGAATCAGTAATGAATGAGACAGAAGAGGTATACGTCCTTATTACTGACGAAGGAGAGATAGTTGCTCTCTTTCACAACACTGAAGAAGACGGCGACCAACTTCGCGAGAAAGGCGAATGGACTGACCCAACTGAGGAGCAAATTCTAGAATGGGATGGTTTGACGATTGTTACAATAGAGCTATCCTTTATTGAAGTATTCGATGAAGCCCAAGCCAGCGGAAAAACTCTTAATGAGTCCGCTGTCCAGGAGTACAAGACGGAAATGAGCTAGTAATGGAGTATCTAGGCAGATTTGGTTCAGAGGTTTTTTTCTCGTCTGACACACTAGGTGTTGTAGTAGATGAGACTACAAATACCGTTACCGATGTTCGGCTCAAAGAAACCCTTCTTGCCTCCACTGAGTGGGACGTTCTTGACGAAGAGCCAGCTAGTCATGTATATGAACTAGCCACTGCCGCAGTTACAAATCTAAACATTACAGTTTTAAGTACAAACGACCGCATGTACACAATTCCAGATTCTGTAGTTGCTGAGGCAAAGCGTGCTCTTGAATGGCGCAAAAAAGAAAAGCGTGGCGGAACCCCAGTTGGCACAAATACTGCTCGTACACTTGCAAAAGGTGGGCAGATAGGTATTGCCAAGGTTCGTCATATTGCTAAATACTTTCCTCGTCACCAGGTAGACAAAAAAGGTAAAGGCTACAAGCCTGGACAAGAGAATTATCCAAGCAACGGACGTATTGCATGGGCACTTTGGGGTGGAGATGCTTCAGAGCGCTGGGCCTCAGCCATTGTAGAGCGCGAGAATAGAAAAGCTGGAATGACAGCTTCTGTTTATAATGTAAATGAGCATACTGCAGGTTACATGGCTTTTAGCCCTGTTGAGTATGAACCAGATTTTTACATTCGTATCCGACTTGATGGCTCTGGAATAGACCGTCTATATAAAGTTGATGAAGACGGCACATGTCTTTTCTGGGACGACGGTAATTGGGAAGACCTTGGGAACGTAGAACACGATTTTGGTACATACGATAAGTCAATGGACGATGTCTATGACAAAGTAAATAAGATTCATGTCCCTGTGGATAGAGATTCAGCTGTTTCTATTGCAGCGATGCTTGACAATAATCCTATGCAGAATATCTTCTTGCATGAAATGAATTTTGATGAAACTGAAATGTTTGAAAAAGCTGTTTCAGAACTTGATTTTAAGTTTTTAGACCAACTTAGTGATGATAGTGTTGTAGAAGAAGACACTTGGGATGAAGATGGTCTTATGGCTTCTGCTACAGAGTTTGCAGAACCAGCAGCTTCTGGCTCTGAGTCGGTAACTCTTCCAAGTACGGTCTCAGGAGATACAACTCCAGGTGTATATACAGGAGACGAGCGTGCAGCAAATGCATCTCAGCAAGTTCGTGACAAACTAGGACGCTTTGCTGTCAATGGTTCTCGTGTTGTTATTGGTGGAGATGCTGCTAAGCAGGGAGTTATTACTGCGCAGAACCCAACTACTGGCAATGTCACTGTTCAAATGGATAGTGGCACTACTGTTGATGTTCCTGGAAATCTTACTCAGGAAATTAGTACATTTGAGCCAGTATCAAGTGCTAACTTCCCACAAAATAATTTAGATTTCTCTGGGATTTTAGGAGAGCCTCGTACACCTATTGACGAGCCACTTGCAAAACTTCCAGGACGTCTTCCACCCCTTACTGCACCTGCTGTAAATACTCTTATTAATGACTGGAGCGCTTTTGTTAGTGAACAAAGACTTGCTCCAGAGTATGTAGCAACTCCAGCCCCACCTTTTGTACCTGAAACAGCTCCACCACTAGAGACTGCATGGGGTGAGTATTACAAGGGAGCCTTCGACCCTATTGGGAATATGAAACCTGTGTGGAACCCAGCAATTGCTGCAAATATGTACAACAATCCAAATCTTCGTGATTGGTTAGATAAAACTTACGGAAACTCTAAAAACTCTCCTGAGTATCAAAATGTTGGTGGCTGGTATCGCGAGACACCAGGATACGATAAAAAGAAGTCCGCTAAGGATGTCAAAAAAGACTCTCCAGCATATAAAAAACTATTTGATGAGAAGAATTTCTCTGCATTAACTGCAGCAGGTGAAGAGATTGCTATTACACCAGAAACTTCTGACATTCCTCCTATCTACATGGCTATTGTCACAAATGATGACCCATCAGCAGTGATGGAACTAGTATCACTTGTTCCAGCAAGTACTAAAAATAGTACCCCTGTAACTTTTATCCGCAAAGATAATAAGTGGGAACGCAACGATAGAATCATGTCGGACTTAAATAGTCCTACACCTCCACCTGTTGTTGTTCTAAGCAACTCTGACCTCTCTGAGGTTCTAAAGCAGGTAGATAGTGGAACCGTTACAGCCTCTGTAAGAATCCCTGCTGCTGCAGCACTATCGAATAATGCACTTATTGCATCAATTCAAGCTGCTGGCGGTGCTGACCGTAATCGTGGCAATGCCGAAAAACTACGTCAATATTGGACTGTTGGTAAAGGCGGACTAAAGATTCGTTGGAACTCTCCAGGAGACTGGACTCGTTGCCATAAGTACCTTGCCAAGTACATGGGACCTCGCGCAAAGGGTTACTGCGCCCTTCGTCATAAGGAAATGACTGGCATCTGGCCTGGAGATAAAAAGAATTTAGGAAGAAAGAAAAAATCTCTAGTAGCTTCAGGCTCAGTCGAGACTTTAAAGTCAGAGCAACAAATTATTGGAGAATTTACCCTTCATGCCCGCGCAGAGTCAGCTCGTTCACGAATGGTTGGGCGTGATGGTGTAGTTGCTTCTGAATATGGAGCTAAGTTCATCATTCCTCTTGTTATCCCTGAGGGCGTAGAAACTGGCGATGGTCGTATTTTTGAGGCTGGTGCTATCTCCATGCGAGACCTGCCTCTTCCACTCCTATGGCAAATTAAAACTGGTGCTGGCCATGATGGCTCTGTTGTTGTTGGTCAAATCACTAGTATGGAACGCATCGAAGCTGGGATTGGAAATGCTTACGGAGTCTTTGATAAAGGCGAATATGGACAAGAAGTAGAGCGTCTAGTACGTAACGGATTTATCCGTGGTGTCTCTGCTGATATGGACCAGTTTGAGGCCGATGAAGAAGAGCCAAAAGAGACAACTGGCGATGGTTCTGACGATACAAGGAAAATAGAGTCAGGTAGAATTAGTATCAAGAATGCTCGAGTTATGGCGGTAACTATCGTCCCTAAGCCAGCGTTCCAAGAGTGCTTTATTCAGATTATTGAAGAGAGCGCTGAGACCCAGGAGGAAAATGTGATAGTTCCAGACGGTGTATATGTAGATGGAGTAAATCCTCTAGATGCTTCCGCAATTGTCGCTTGTGGCATGGTAGCTGGTGCTATTCCAGCAAATCCCCCTATTGAATGGTTTGACAACCCTAAGCTAGCCAAGGCAACTCCTCTTACAATTGGAGACGATGGCCGAGTGTTTGGACATATTGCTGCTTGGCATGTTGACCACATTGGTATGGCTTTTGGGACTCGCCCTCCTCGCTCTCGTAGCAAATATGCATATTTCCACACTGGTGTAGTCCGTACAGATGCAGGCAAAGATGTACCAGTTGGTCAACTAACTTTGGCTGGCGGACACGCTGGTCTTGAAGCATCCGCTGAGCAAGCAGTTCGTCATTACGATGACACAGCATCAGCTTTTGCAGATGTTCACGCAGGTGAAGATGCTTATGGCATTTGGGTATCTGGCTCTCTTCGTCCAGGAACAACACCAGAAGCAATTCGTGCAGCCCGTGCATCTGCTCCATCAGGCGACTGGCGTCCAATTAAGGGCGCACTTGAACTTGTTGCAGTATGTCAGGTAAACGTTCCAGGTTTTCCAATTGCTCGTGCTCGTGTTGCATCAGGTCAGATAATGGCTCTTGTTGCTGCAGGTGCTTCAACACTTGCACAACTAAAGCATGACCCGCTTGCAGAACTTAATGCAAAAATTAATAATCTTGAGATGATTCAAAAGGCTCCTCTATTTGCTGCAGCAGAAGAGGCTCGTTCTCGAGTTGCTGTATTTAATACAGAGGTTCTAAAAAAGCGTCAGGCTGAGCTTTCTATCAAAGTTGAGAAGATTAAAGATGAAGACGCATATTACATGCGTCAAATGCTTGATGATACAGCTGCCGAATTAGCAGTAGTACCACGCCGTGTACGTTTAAGACTAATTGAAGAAGGAAAAGCATTGAAGGATGGCTCATACCCAATCCGAAATGATTCTGACCTTAAGAATGCAATTCAAGCATATGGTCGTGCAAAGCCAGGACATAAAGCTGCTGTTCGCAAGCACATTATGAAGCAGGCTCGTTCTTTAGACCGTCGTGACTTAATTCCAGAAACATGGAAAGTAGCTTCTGCAGAGTTTGGAATTGATGACATGACTCAGGACCTTCGTGAGAGGATTGAATTTACATCAAAATCTGCAAATTTAGAAGCACTTTTTAAAGAAGATGTTTTAATCGCTGCAGCCGTAGATGACATCGTTAAAGACTTGACCCCAGAGGAATTAAAGTCAGTAAAGCAGAAAGCCCAGGAAGACCTAAAAAAAGATGATTCCCGTGTTAAGTACACACCTGAAACACAACCACGGGACCAGCGCGGAAAGTTTCGTCAGGTACTAGCTCGTCTGAAGCAAAACCTAGGTGCTTCAGGTCTACAAGGCATTGTTGACAAGGTTAAAGAAGCCGAGAGCTTAGACAGTGCAGGAAATTATAAGGCAGCAGATGATGCAGCAGGCGATTTAATCTCAATTATTGACCGATTGGACGCAAAAGCATTAAACCCTGACTCTTTAGAAAACATCCGTTCCACCTCGGCTGAGCTTGGAAAAGTTATTGCTAACTTGCCGTTTGCTTTCGGAAAAGACGCCGAGAAAATTCGTTTTTCTGATGTACCACCTGCATTAAAAAACCTTATGAAAGACATGATTTTAAAGGTTGAAGACAAAATTGGCGCAGAAGATGCCGATATTGCAACTAAAGAGTTGAAGGGATTTATGTCTGGCTCTGATTATTACAGCCAAGCAGAGATATCCTCACAAATGTCGAAGCTATTAAGGCTCTTAACCTAAGAACCAGAAATAGGTCATAAATCGTACAATCACTCTTTTTGAGAGGTTGTAGTATTTATATCAGGTGGAGTGCCTCCTCGCTTTATGCGTCTCGGAGTCCCTCGGCCTCGACTAATCAGCGAATAGAACATTCTTGTTCTACTTAACTGCCCAAGGAGGGACAGTGGACCGAATCAAAGAGATGATGGATACACTATCTGAACTCGACGACGCACAAGTCGCAGAGCTTCAGAAGTCTATCGTCAGCGAATTCGAATCGGTCGAGGGTGAAGAGCCTACTCCGCAGACAGTTGATGCTATGACGTTACTTGCCGACATGCTTGATTCAGTTCGCGCTGAACTCAAGACCCGCGAAGGCGCAATTCAGGAGCTCGCTCAGCGTGCTGCTGAAGCCGCGAATCGCGTGCGTGGTGCAGATGGCGACGTAAAGGAAGATAGTTCAGAAGACTCTTCTGAAACCCCTATGGAAATGCCTACAGAAGAAAAGCCCATGACTGAGACAGCAGAAATGCCAGTTAAAGACATGAAGGATGAAGCTCCTGTAGAAGCCCCTATGGTGGAAGAAACCCCCGTAGCAGAAGCAGCACCCGCTGCAGCTGCTCACGTTTCTGCTGAAGCTCTTATGGAAGATGAGGCTGCAAAGCCAATGACTCCTGAAGAGATGAAGGCAGAGGAAGAGAAGAAAAAAACTATGACCGAAGCATCAACCGAAGTGGTAGAGGCCGCCGAGCTCTCGACTGAAACAACCGAGACAGCTGAGGCTCCCGTAGCCGAGGCACCAGTAGTTGCATCTGCAGAAGACGAAGCAGCACCTGCTGCTGAAGCTGCTGTTGAAGAAGTGGCTACAGAAGAGGCAGCTCCTGCAGATGATGCAGTAGCAGCAGCAGATGATGTAGTTGCAGACGATTCAGCTTCAGCTGAAGACGACGCATCTGCAGATGTTGCAGACGATGCAGAGGCATCAACAAAAGAAAACCAAACTATTGAGCTAAGTGCTCAGGAAACAATGGAGGCACCAGTGACCGCCGCAGCTAATGCAGACCTCACTCCCGAGGTCCCAGCGGACCGCCGCCCTGTTACTCAGGTATCAGCCGCTACCGTGGCAATCACGGCAGGTGCTGACATTCCTGGATACAGCGCAGGTTCCGCGCTAGAAGACATGACAACTGTTGCATCAGCAATGGAGAAGCGCATTCACGCACTTCGTCGTGTTAACGGTGGAGATGGAGAACAACATATCGTTGCATCCGTCACCACATCTTTCCCAGAATCCCGCACTCTTTCAACAGATGCAGAATCAAACTGGGCAAAGATTCAGAACGTAATTTCACCTGAGGCCATTGTTGCTTCTGGTGGACACGTTGCACCATTTGAAGCTCGTTACGACATCTTCGGAGTTGGAACAACATCACGTCCAGTACGTGACGCACTTCCTCGCTTCCAGGCTGACCGTGGCGGAATCCGCTTCATCACCCCACCAGTTCTTTCAGACTATGCTGACGCTGTTGGTGTTTGGACTGCTGCTAACGATGCAGCTACAACTCCAAACCCATCAACAAAGGCAAGCTTGACAGTGACTGCTGCACAAGAGCAAACAGTTGCAACTGACGCTGTAACTCTTCAATTGCAGTTCGGTAACCTTGCAACACGTGCATACCCAGAACTAATCGCTCGCCACAATGAGCTTGGTTTGATTCAGCATGCACGTGAAGCAGAGCAGTACCTTCTAGCTAAGATTGCAGCAGGCTCAACAGCTGTTTCAACTACTTCGCTAATCGGTTTTGGTCGTGACTTCCTAGTACAGGTTGGTCGCGCCTCAGCTGCATACCGTTCACGTCACCGTCTAGAGGCTGACGCTCCACTACGCGTAATTATCCCTTCATGGGTTAAGGATGCTATGGCAGCTGACCTTGCTCTTGCAATGCCTGGTGACAATGCCCTTAATGCTTACGCAGAAATCGACGGCTACCTAGCTGCTCGTGGAGTTGTTGTAAGCTACTCACTCGACCAGAACGTCTACGGAACACAGGGTATATCTGCCCTTCTTGAGTTCTCAGATAGCTTCACATGGTACCTATTCGCTGAAGGAACATTCTTGTTCCTTGACGGTGGTACTTTGGACCTTGGAATCATCCGCGATTCATCCCTAGTCGGAACTAACGACTACAAGATGTTCATTGAGACATTCGAAGGTGTTGCAAAGGTCGGTATCGAGGGTCTTGCAATCACATCTACCATCTCTGTGAACGGTGTGGCAGCAGCCCTCCGCGACACAACAGGTGGCGCATCAGCAGCAGCAGTTGAGTACTAAATCAACTGAGTAGTTAACGTTACAAAAGCAACGCTCAAGGTTCTAAGAGAGGTATAAGAGAAATGGCTACATTTAATGGGGTTTTCCCTGCAGGTGAGTTAGTTCAAGCCCCTTGCGGAATCTTGAGCGTTGCTAACGTAATGACGCATACAGCACGTGAGCGTGATGAGCGTTGGGTACGTAAGTTCGCTTATGAGTTTGATAGTCTTCCTTCATATATTCGTCTACTTACAGTAAACGATGAAGTAGTTATAAATGGAGAGCTAAGCGATAATCAGGCTGATAATAGTTACGAATACTATGTTCCATTTTTTATCGATGCAGAAATATTTAACTCAACATTTAGCCTTCCAGGTGAGGACCGCTTTAAGGAGGTCATAAAAGCACTTGAATGTGTAACACAAAAAGCACTTGAGTTTGAATTTTGGGAAGGCCGCGCTGCATTAGCCGAGGCTACAGCAAATGGCAACATGTACTTGAGTAAAGCAGGAGCAGCAGCAGTTCCAGTAGTTGGCGCTAAGAAGCCAGAAAATGCTTTGATGATTCTTGAGCAGGCAATTGCTAGCTCACCTCTAGGCGAGAATGGTGTCATTCACATGACCCGCGATGTTGCTTCAATTCTAGGGTCACGTTTGATTTACAAAAAGGGCGAAATAGAGAATTCTGGGCGAGCAATGACTCGTCTAGGTACAGACGTCATTATTGGCTCTGGTTATACAGGTAACGGTCCAATTGGAGATTCTAACGCAACTGCGTCAGCAACTAACAAGTGGATGTATGCAACAAGTGCAGTTGAGGTTCATCTTGGCAAGGTCGAGATTGTAAACGAAAACTTGGCTCAAGGTGCAGATGTTACAATTAACAACATGCGTATCAAGGCATTCCGCCCAGCGGCTGCCTACGCAGACCCAAGCATGCTTTATGCCATGCGAGTGACGTTACCTAACGACTAAGCCTAAGAAACCAACAAAGGAGCAACAGGAATGGCTACACAGGATTACGCAGCCAGCGTCCAAGGCGTGGCAATTCGAGTCACTCGACTGGATTCCGCTGGAAACCTACTAAACGGAGCTGGTGACTCATACACCACTTCTGCATTTATGCGTGCATCATTTACCCCCGAGTACGAAGAGGGTGATGAAATTGTTGAGAAGTCAGCAGACGGCACTGTATGTGTCTCATACAAAGCCCCTGACACACTCAAGCGCATCACAATGGAAATTGCAATTTGCGACCCAGACCCAGAGCTAAGCGCTCTTATGTCAGGTGGTTTATTGCTTCGTAAGAACTTCGGTTCATTCTCATCTCCAGACAACAAGTCAGTCGGTTGGGCCGCACCAGCAGTCGGAGACGACCCTGCAGGTAACGGTGTTGCCATTGAGTGCTGGTCATATGCTGTAAAAGATGGAAAGCGTGCAAGCACACTTCCTTTCTTCTACTGGATTTTCCCATATGTAAAGCTTCGTCAGTCAGGTGACCGTGTAATTGAGAACGGTCTTCTTGCCAACACATTCGAAGGTTACGGCCTTGGAAATATTGAGTTCAACGCAGGTCTTGATGGTCGTTGGGAATACCCAATTGCTGCTGACCGTCCATATGCCTATGCTCGTGCAAGCTATGCGCCACAGGGGCTTAAGGGCTTTTACCGCTGGTTCGATGAGTCTACAAAGACCATCACGAACAAGGCTAAGACTTCATCCGTTGCAACCCTTACAACAGGTTCTGCACATGGATTTGAAGTTGGACAGAGCATTACTGTTTCAGGTGTAGACGCTGATTTCAATGGTGCTGCTGTAATTACAGCAGTTCCAACTACAACTACTTTCCGCTATGCAAAGACTGGCAATGATGTCCCATCAGCAGCAGTCAGCCCAGCAGGTTCAGTAGTTCGTGGACGCGGATACCTTGCAGTAGCAGATTACGATTCACAAGGTTCAACAGATACCTACAACGTACCTGGTTCTGATACATACAACCCAGAGGAAGCACTTGACTTTATCATTGCTTCAACTGAGGACCCAACAGCGTAATTAGTCGAGGCGGGCATGTTGCCGTAGGTTTTATATCTACTCGGCGGCTGCCCGCCTTTTCTATTAAAAGGATAAGGTGACGGAATGAGTAATCTTTGGACCGATGTTGAAGAACTTGGTGTATATGCTGATTCTGATTATGCCTATGAAGCTATAAAAACCGCTTCTTATATGCTTTGGGCTATGTCTGGACGCAAGTTCAATGGCTCCACTACAGTCACAGAGCGTTATGTCTCAGCTTATGACCCATATCTTCGTGTTGGCGCGTCTACCCTAAATTACACACCTACCCTTGTTGATGGTCAAGTAGAGAATATACCTGGGGGTATATTTGGTAGCGATTACAATCACGACTACCAAGGTGATGGAACATCTTCTCTTACCCGTGTTCGCCTTCGCGGTCGCAAAGTAGTTAAGGTACATAACCTACGTAACCAAGACGGCACAATTATTGACCCTTCAACATACTATTTATCTGACCATTCAACAATCTTTGGTACTCCTAATGCAAATTGGTCCTCTTCTAACGTAGAAGTTACATATACATACGGAAGTCCACCTCCTGTAGCTGGTAGAGCTGCTGCACGTATTCTTGCTACCGAACTTGTAAAGCTTTATGAAAACGACGATACTTGCGCCCTACCTCAACGTGTTACTACCGTTGCTCGTCAAGGTGTTACATATACAGTCCTAGATAATCAATCTTTCGTAGATGAACTTAAGACTGGCATCTACGCAGTAGACCTATTCCTTAAAACATCCAATCCAGATAAGGCTCGCGCTCGTTCTCGAGTTTTTTCTCCAGATACCCCTCGTGCCCGCAGAATTATCGGTCAGAGTCCAGCTTTTGAACTCTCTGCTCTAGACCTCTACTTCAATGCAGAAGGTGGCGCACAGGTCTACTATCTAAATGAATTTGGTGGAGACTTCCTTATGGGTGACTCGTCATGGAACGTCTATGCAATCATGTCTAACTTCAATAATACAATAACAAAAACAATTGAAGGAGCCGCAGTTTTGGACTCCGTAGAGGGTACAATTAGGTTAAGTACAACCTATGCAAACATCCTTTCCGTCTTAGGCCCTCGTGACCCAGGAACAGTTGATTTGTATGCGTCTCGTCCAAGTTTGGGAAACCCAGAGGTAGATGAGGTAATAAACCTTTTAACAGGAAACGTTATCTATCAGCTAGGAAGTCCTGCTCCAATTCCAATCGCAATAGTTTAAGAGACAAAGAGGTTAATGACATGCCTATCGTAAATACATCTGGTGTATCTAACGATGCTAAAAACTTAGCAAATATGCTTCAGGGAGTTTTGGACCGAGTTATCACTGTGTATGACTCATTTGATATGCCGTTACCTAGTCGCCGTTATTACACTTTTGGTGTCCCTGCAGTTGAATGTGAACAGATAGTTGTGTCATTTATTCAGATGTACTTAGGAACTCCTGGGGATGAAGCAACTACCCCAAGACGCTGCCATGACCCACGTAGCGCTACTTTAAATATTTCTATATCTCGTGAAGTGCCAACAACACAACAAAATGGGAACGCACCTTTAGCTGATGATATTCAAGAGGCTAACAGAGTTGCAGCTTTAGATGCTTGGATTTTAATGGAGAGCATTAATCTTCTTGATACTTGGGGGGAAGATAATTTTCCAGGGCTAGGAGTAATTGCAACAGTAGACGGCTCCCAACCTGAGGGTGGCTTTACAACCACTAGTATGACTATCACAATGGCTATCCCATAATGCCTAAAGTTATTTTTCGTAATGCAGCGATGGACAAACTTTTGATATCGCCATCTGGTGATGTCGGTAAATACCTATCTAAAAAAGGCAGGTTAATTGAATCTGCTGCTAAACGTCAAGTAGGCGTAAGCACTGGGGCACTTCGCTCCTCTATACATATGAGACATTTCTCTGACCCACGAGGTCAATATGTTAAAATTGGTTCACCTCTTAAGTATGCCAAAATGCATCATGAAGGTACTAAGCCCCACCTAATTAGACCAAACACAGCCCATATGCTTCGATTTGTTTCTAAGGGACAGATTGTATTTGCACATATGGTTCGCCACCCTGGAACTCCTGCTAACCGCTATTTGACAGATAACATGCGTCGAATTATTGGGTAAAATAGTAGGAACACTGGTACACGGCATCCGCTGTGCATCAAAGACACAAGATAGATAAGGAAAACATATGACAAACCGATTTAAGGACTTTGGTTCGGGTGGGGAAGTAAGTAAAGAGCCCCTAACGTTCAAGCTCCATGATGAAGAGTTTAAATGCAAGCCAAACTTACAGGGAAAAACATTGCTAGACATTGTTGCTGGTGCATCAGATGATGGCGCAGGCGCAGCTAAAAGCATTACGGCATTCTTTGATGTATGTCTTATGCCTGACAGCGTAGAACGGTTTAATGCCCTACTAGTAAATCCTGACACAATTGTCACGGTCGATACACTCGGTGAAATCACCGCGTGGCTCGTAGAGGAGTATTCAAGCCGCCCTACGGTGCGGCCAGAGCACTCCTTGAGTGGGCAATAGACCTCTGGCCTTACGTTAACGGAAAGGCACTTGTGAGTGGACTAAGACTAGGAGAAATGGAGGCAACCGATATGTTAGATGTAATTCATTACTACTTTGAGGATGACCTCGATGTCTCCACTGCTGAACAACAGCAGGCTCGGTCAGATACACGTTCTTCGGTCTATAGAATTCTGTATGGTACTACCTACAAGTATGGAACTAGTGGTACATCAAATAATAGTAATAGTGGTGTATTTACTGCAGATGGAAGCGAGATTCCTACAGATGGATTCTTTGCTGACAATGACATAACTCCATTCGACCCGACCAATAACAACGAACCAAAACCAGTAAAACCATTTGTACCAGCAACCAATATGGATGCAGACAGTCCTCTGCCTTTTGGCAAGGTCTTAGATGCACCGTTTAATTAACGAGGAGGTGAGAGCATGGCAGTAGTAGGAGATGCATATATTGTTGTTCGTGCTCTCACCAACCGCGTACGCCCCGAAATTCAAAAAGCCTTTAGTGGTCTAGATGATATCGGTGCAAAAGCTGGCGATGATATTTCTTCATCATTTAATGACAGCATTAGTAGAGGTGCTGGTCGTGGCGGAGGCGGTGGTGGGCTATTTGGTGATGCTTTTCAAAGAGATGCTGAAAATGCTCGTATAAAACTTCGTGGCTTAACTCAAGCTGGATTCTTTGTAGGGCCCGCATTATCTGCAGCAGGTGGCGCAGTTGGTGCATTGGGTGCAGGAATTGTAGTTCTTGGAACAATAGCAGCTGCTGCTGCTCAAGGTGGCATTGTAATTTTAGGTGGAGCATTAACTGCTGCTGCTCAGGCTGCTATTACAGCAAAACTTGCATTTAGTGGTGTTGCTGCTGCATTATCTGCTGGTATAAAAGCTTCTGAAGGTGGCGGTGCAGCCACTAAAGCACTTGCTGCTGCAAACGACAGATTAAAAAAAGCTCAACTAGCTTTATTTAGAGTAGAACAAGACCGAAAAGACCAGATTAAAGATATTCAACGTGCAAATGCTGATGCTCAAAGGTCAGCTCTTGATGGGATTATTTCTGCTAATCGTTCTCAGCGTTCGTATGACGATGCTCAAAGAAACACAAGAAAAGTAATTGAACAAGTAACTAAGGCCCGTGAAGACGCCGTAGAGTCTTTGCAACAGCTTCGTTTTGAAACTGAAGGCGGTGCAATTTCTGAAAAGAAGGCACGCTTAGAATTTGAAAAAGCTCGTGACTCACTACAAAGAGTTCAAGACCTTCCCCCCAACTCCCGAGCACGTCAAGAAGCAGAACTTGCATTCTCTGAGGCAGACTTAAATCTTCGTAAAGCAATTGATAGAAATGCTGATTTAAAAGACTCGGAGAAAAAGAAAACTGTAGAAGTAGCCAAACTTCGTGCCACGGATATTAAAGATACTCAAGAAGTAATTGATGCTGTTCAGGATGAAAGAGATGCAAGATTAAATGCATCTAGAGCAAGAATTGATGCTGACCAAGCCATTGCAGATGCTAAAAACTCCCAAAAAGATATAGATAGCGGTAAAGCATTCCGTGATATTAATAGAACTCTTGCTGATGCAAATCAAGCAGTAGTAGATGCTAAAAAAGGTGTGGCAGATGCTGGCGCTGGGGTTACTGATGCGTTCCAAAAAGCATTAGAAAAGCTATCCCCTGAAGCTCAAAGATTTGTAAAATACTTAATTAGTATTCAAGGTGAATTTAAAAAATTAAAAGCAGCAGCTGGTGAAGAGCTCTTCCCTAAATTAGAAATAGCAATTAATAATTTAGTAAAAAACTTATTTCCAAAGCTAGCTCCACTACTCAAGGGAACTGGGGATGCCCTTGGCGATGTAGCTATTAACTTATCTAAAGTTATTACAGATGGGGATAACTTAAAAAGTCTTGAGAGTGTTTGGAAGACCAACGACACTCTTATTCGTAACTTAGGTAAAGTTGTTGGAAATCTTTACACAGGATTTTTAAATATCTTAGAAGCAGCTGGTCCACTAATTACAAAATTTGGCAAGTGGCTTGCATTAGTTACTGGAACGTGGTCAGAAACTCAAAAATTAAATAATCAGAATGGAACTCTAACTAAAAAGTTTGACCGTATTGGAGAAATTCTTGCTGATATCGGGGATGCTATTAAGCCATTCTACGATGGTCTAAAAGATATTTTTTCCGTCATCATTGAAGAAGGCGGTGCTGTTGATATTCTTGTTGGTTATCTGAAAAAGGCAGCTGATAATTTTAAAGCGTTTACTTCTGCTGGTAAAAAAGATGGAAGTTTAAAAAAGTTTTTTAACGATGCAACTATAAACTTTACAAAAATTCTTGACTTAGTTGGAAATATCATAGGAGAGCTTTTCAAACTTGGAGATAATCCAGGCACTGGAGAGTTTATTGACTCACTTAATAAAGCAGTAGACACCTTTGGTCGTATCGGTGAAAAACTTACTGGTAAGGGTGGTGCTGCCTCTGGTCTTGGTACACTTATTGAGAAGTTTGCACTCCTTAGTGAGAAGCTAACAGACAGCGGAAGCATCGAGGCTTTCTTTAAAGTTCTTAATGGCGCATTAGATATTGCTAATGAAATATTTGGTAATGCAGTTGTTCAAAAAATACTTATATTTGTTGGAACAATAGCTGGTCTTGCAAAAGGTTTTGGTTTAGTACTTAGAGTACTTAAATTTGTCGGTCTTGCGTTCTCTGGTGTTTTCATTAAAATATTTAAATTTGCTAAAGACCCATTTGCAGCTCTCCGCAAGGGCTCTGGTCTAACTCGAGCAGAGCTTAAAAAGCAGATGATTGTTGACCGTCAAAAGAAAGATGCTATGAATGGCATCTTCACTTCAGGTAAGCAAGCAGCAAGAGGTATTGATTCAGTTACTAACTCTTCAAAAAAAGCAAGACCAACTATTAAAGGCGCTGCTGACGGTATAAAACGTGGTCTAGGCGGAGCACTAGATAAAGTAAAAATAGCAGCAGGTACTGCAAGAACGGCACTCAGTACATCTGCAACAAAAGTACAACAGTTTGGTATAAAAGCTAGACTTGCTTCAGTAGGAACTAATGTTAAAGCAGTTGCTTTACGTGGTTTAGGAGCAGCTGGCCGAGTTGCTGGGGTTGGTCTTCGTGCCGCTGGTAGAGGTCTCGCACTACTAGGTGGTCCTATTGGAATTATCTTACTTTTGTTGCCACTTATTATTGAAAACTGGGACAAGATTGTTGCATTTTTTAGAGGATTGATTCCTAAACTTGGAGAGATATTTGGCAAGATTTTTGAAAAAATTCCTGAGCTAATAAGTGGTATTGGAGAGAAAATCTCTAACTTCTTTACAGAAACATTTGTACCAAAACTAAAAGAGTTTGGTTTAAAAGCTCTAAAGATATTAGCTTTTATTCTCTTCCCAATTCCTACGTTGATTCTTAAATTCTGGCCTCAGATAACTGCATTCTTTACAGATGTAGTATTCCCATGGTTTAAAGCACTTCCAGGTAGGGTTCTTGAATTTGTTAAAAAAATCTGGAATTTCTTATCTGATGGAATTGAAATTGCTTGGGATTTTGTTGTTGATTATTTTATAAGAATTTTTAAATTTTACACAAGTCTTCCAGGTAAAATTTTAAATCTTGCTTCAAAAGTTTGGACTTTCTTATCTGATGGAATCTCTACAGCTTGGAAAGCTGTAACTGGTTATATTACAGGTACTTTAATTCCATATGTAACGGGTCTACCAGGTAGAATGACTAAAGCCTTAAGTGGCTTATGGAGTGGTCTTCTTGGTGGAATACAAGCAGCTTGGCAAGGTGTTAAAAATTGGTGGAATGCTAACGTAGCAAGCAAAAAACTCACTATTGGTGGTTTTAAAGTTCTTGGTGTTAGCATTCCAAAAGTTGAAATTGGATTCCCAAGACTTGCTCAAGGAGGGGTTATCCCAGCAACGCCAGGCGGAATGATGGCAATGATTGGTGAAGGCGGCAGAGCAGAGCGCGTTGAGCCACTTGATGCTAATGGCCTTTCAAAGCGTGATAAAGCTATGATTGATTACATGTCTGGTGGGGCTGGTAGAGGTATAACTATCGTTGTTAACCCTTCTGCTGGAATGAATGAACGGGAACTTGCAGAACTTGTATCCCGTAGACTTGCACAGCAAATGAGAGTAGGCGCTGCATAATGACGACTCAATCCAGGGAAAATAAATATGTAAACCTAGGCTTAACCCCTCTACAACCAAATGATATCGAGAAGCTAAAACTTCAAGGAAATATCATACTTAATGACTTTATTTTTAACACAATTGACGACTTAGGGATAGTTTGGGTTGTTACCGACATTGATGGTTGGTGGAATCTTCCACCTTCAGATGTGCCAGATATTGCTCGTGGTTGGGGAGATGGCTCCTATGATGTACAAGGAAGATATGCTGCACGTTTTTTAACTCTTTCAGGAGTATTTTTAGTCTCAGACCCCTCTCTCGTTGAGGCTGCTCGAGACCGTCTTACCTCTGCTATAAACCTTGTTTACAAAGGTGCATGGCTAAAAACTGGTAATGACCCAATCAGGGCGGCATTTGTAAGACTTGCTGGAGATGTAAATTTTAATACAGTAAATCCTCGCGGTAGGACAGAATTCTCAATACCGCTACGTGCTGCTGACCCAATTAAATACTCATGGAATGACGCTGAGCCAGACGGCTATCAGTATGTGGAAATCCCAGCAAGAAACACTCTAAGTGGTACTTCGGGGGTAGGTAATATAACTAATATTGGTAACTATTCTGTACCTTGCTACTTAGAAATATCTGGAGAATTTTCTGCACCTGGTGAGGTGTGGAATAGAACTACTAATCAGCTAATTGGAGTTATTCAAAAACTCAACGGCGGTGTCTCTAGAAGTATTGTTAATAAGCAATTATCATTTAGTACAGCAACATTAACTGATATTGCAACACTTACCACTACTGCTAAACATGATTTTCTTACTGGTAATACTGTTTTTATATCTGGTATTGGCGCACCTTTTGATGGTGAACAGATTATTACTTCAGTTCCAACTGATACAACTTTTACATACGTTGCAGAGGCAGCAACTGTTAAAAATACTTCATATAAAGCACTAGCTCTTGGAGTTGCAACAATAAGCACAACAACCCCTCATGGATTTTCTAATGGGCAATCTATAACAATAGTTGGGGTCGATAGTCTTTTTGATGGTACATACACAATCTCTGCAGTGCCAACCTCTTCTAGCTTTAGTTTTGCAAAGACTAGAATCCCTCCTAGAACTATCATTGGAAGCGTTCTTATATCCAACATTGCTACTCTTACTACTGATGGCCCTCATCAATTTATTGTTGGTGAGTCTGTAACAGTCACAGGAGTTAGCGAAAACTATAATAAGACTTCAGCAATAATTATCTCTACTCCTTCTGATAACCAATTTACGTACGCGGCTACAAGAACCAATGCTAAATCAATTATTAGAAAATCTATGACTAATGACCTTGTAACTCTTACGGCTGCAAGTCCTCATGGTTTTGTTGTAGGAGAGCCTGTAAATGTGTCTTTGGTTGATATATCTTTAAATGGCGGATACACGATAGCTTCTACCACTTCTACAACTTTTTCCTATACTAGAGTTCGGTCAACTCAAAAAACAGTAGTTCTTACTTCGGTATCTGGAACAACTGTGACTATCACTACTTCCGATGCCCACGGGTACCTTATTGGAGAAGATATAACAGTAGTAGGAAGCCCTACTCTAAATGGGACTTATACGATTACCACTCTTCCTTCTAGTACTACCTTGACATTTACTAAATCAGGGTTACCAGAGTCAACTGCAACAACCGTAAATAATGTAACTATCCGTGCAAATAGGCGTCAAATTAAGTCACGTCAACTTATTGGAAATATTGCAACTATCACTACAACCAATGCTCATGGTGCAGTTTTAGGAGAGCAAGTTGTTATATCTGGAATTGATGCAACTTTTAACGGTACCTACACAGTTGCATCTATACCTACAAATAATACTTTTACTTATAGTAAAACTGCAACAAATGTTGTAGCCGCTGATGTTACGGGGGCATTTTCCCAACTGCCAGGGACAATCACTTCTCAAGATGTAATTCCCGAGGGCGAGGCCACTGTTGCTGGTACACTTGCATTTAGTGGAGCAACTGGTACAGCATCTGTATCTGACACCATTGTGAAGACATTGTCTTCTGGAATCGCTGTTAAAAAGAATGATGTTCAGTTTACTCCAGGAATTATAGGAGCAACTGGAGTATTAAGTGCTGATATTTTAGAAATTGATACAAAGAATAGAGAAGTTGCTTTTAATGGAGATGTAGATGGAGCCCGAGGTTACATTGACATATTAGCTGACTTTATTGAACTTGCTCCTGGCGATAACCAGATTGAGTTTTATGACAATGGAAATCAAGAAAGTACTGCAACCCTGAGGGTATATTACCGCTCTGGGTGGCTTGCATAACTAAAGACATAGATAGGACAAAAGATGACGCTACAGACAGAAGTTGTATATAGATACTTTCTTACTGACCTTTTAAGTAATTCTGTTATTGCAGAGATACCATTTAAAGGTGTTTCTTTTGAAAGAGCAAATAAACGTGCTGGAACTTTTAGCGGAACTATCCCCTTCATTGAGGCTACAAAAGGTATAAACCTATATGAGTCAACAATGCCTGGTAGAACTGGACTTTACGTTGTAAGAAATAATATATGTGTATGGGGCGGAATAATTTGGTCTCGTTCATATGATGCTGCAAGTAGGGCTATGTCAGTTGATGGCGCTGAATTTACTAGCTATCTATACCACCGTCAGATTTGGCAGACTATTCAATATGGTTCAGAGTTTATTGGAATTCCTAGTTTCAATGTCACAAGTGGTGTAGCAACTATTAATACAGAAACCCCTCATGGGTTCTCTGTCAATGACAAAGTAAAAATTACCTTCACAAGCCCGATTGTAGATGGTGTTCATTCAGTTACAGGTGTCCCTAGCGCAACTAGTTATCAATTCTCTACAACATCTGCTAACGGTAGCGGTACAGGAATTATTAGTGGAGCATGTAGAAGTCTTGTAGATAATTACGATTTTGCTCGAGACCTTATATACAGAATGTCTACTGATTTAGGGGGCCTTGGTTTCCCTAATGAAGCAATTAAGCCTGCAAAAGAATTTCAAGTTTCTATCATATCCAAACAGCGCTCTGGAAACATAGTAACACTTCGTACATCTCAAGACCATGAGCTAGTCCCTGGTCAAGAAATTCAAGTAGTAGAAGTTGGCTCTGGATTAGACGGTATTTTCACTTGTTCTGAGATTCCCGATGTAAGAACTATAAAATACGAATTAAACGGACCAGACCTAGCTGCAACAGCACTTCCAGGTATTAGAACCCTCAACGTTTCGACAAAACAATTAGTAGATTTTGTTGCTCTCTTAACACTGGAGGGTCCTCATCAAGCTTCGGTTGGGAACACTGTAATTATTACAGGAATTGATTCTTACCTCTCTGGAAGACTTGACACTATTTTTAATGGAAGATTCACAATTACTGGTACTCCTACAGCCAACACTCTTACTTTCAGGTCCCCTGGGATTCTTAACGTACCTTCTGAATCTGCAAGAGGTGGAGTGGCAACACTAGGTTCTAAAGTTATTTATGGAGATTATGGAAGTTATGTAGCAAATGCTGACATCGGTATTGATTTCTATAGTCCACCATTTGGAACTATATTGAGTGGTTTCTACCAAGATACTCAGATAATCCGTGGTTTTGAACAAAAAACTGTAGGAGAGCTTTTAGAGGCTTACTCCAATACAACTAGTGGTGGTTTTAATTATCGTATTGATTGCGATTATGACTACAATACTGGTCAATTTACAAGGACTCTCTGGCTATCTCAAGAAACTGCAATAGATTATGAAAATAGTAGAAAATACACACCAAAAGAACTAGGTGCAGAAGAGTTAGTATTTATCTACCCTGGGAATATCTTCAACTTCTCTGTAGATGAATCAGCAGAGGATGCTGCCACACGATTTTTTACAGTTGGAAATATTGAAGATTTAACAGACGATGCTAGCCAGCCTTACGCGGGGGCAACAGCAAAAGATATGCTTAATAATGTAAATGGTCGTAGTTGGCCATTACTTGACCAAGTAGAACAACTCGATGCGATTGAAGATGAGGGCACTCTTTATGAGCATGCTGTTGACTTCTTATACGAATCTATGCCACCTATTGGCACTTACTCATTGAGTGTTAACGGTTCTATTGCTCCTATAATTGGTTCATACTATCCAGGAGACTGGTGCACACTAGCTGCAGATGATGAGTTTATTTTACAAAGACTAGCAAGTGACCAAGAACCAGGCGATGACAGGCTTTATCGAAAGATAAACTCTATAAAAGTAAATGTTCCAGATAGTCCTACATTCCCTGAAACTGTAGATTTGGAACTTCTAACAGATTGGAAGACACAACGAGATGGCAAGTAGAAGAGGCTCAAGTCGCAGGACTATAACTGGTAACATTTCTGAAGTTAAAAGAAGAATTAAGTATTTAGAAGCTAAACCATCTCTTTCTAAAATTGGTAATCAAGCAGTAATTAGAAGTAATATTCAACCTAGAGCTGTTGGTACAGACCAGATTGCACTTAATGCTGTTGTAAACTCAAATATTGAAAACGATGCAATCACGGCTGCAAAAATTAGAGCTGGTGCAGTAGGTAGCAGTGAGATTGAAGATGGTTCAGTTGGGTCAGATGAAATTGGTCCAGATGCTGTTGGAAACTCCGAGCTTGCTACAGATGCTGTTGACTCCGAGAACTATAGAGACGACTCTATTGACTCCGAACACTACGGACCAGGCTCTGTTGACATCGAAGCAATTGGTCTAAACGCAGTTGGTAATGGCGAACTCACCGATAACTCAGTTGATTCTGCAGAGTATGTTGATGATTCAATCGATTCTGAACACTATGGCCCAGGCTCAGTAGACAGCGCAGCGGTTGGATTAGATGCTATCCAAAACGGTGAGATGGCTGATAACTCAGTTGATTCTGCAGAGTATGTTGATGATTCAATCGATTCTGAACACTATGGCCCAGGCTCAGTAGACGAAGATGCTATTGGATTAAATGCAGTTGGTCTCTCTGAAATTGGGATTGGAGCCGTAGATACTGACGCTATTGTTAACCTTGCTGTAACTAGAGATAAAATTGCTGATGATGCCATAACCTCTACAAAAATTAACGACGGTGCTGTACTTACTGCTGCAATTGGGAATTTACAAGTTACACAAGCGAAGATTGCTACAAGTGTATCTTTTCCTCCAGCAAATGGGTCAGTAACAACTGCAAAGCTTGCAGATGGAGCCGTAACTTCTCAAAAGATAGCAGCCGAGGCGGTTAGCTCAGCAAATGTTAGTATACGTTCTGCAGCGGCAATAACGGTTAAAGGTATAACTGCAGTATCTTATGGAGGTATAATTTTAGCTCCGCGTAGTCCTTCGGGATATGCTTATGTTGATTTAAATTTTGGTAACACAACTGGAACTATTCCAACAGGAAATCATACTCACCCAGCTAATAATCAACCACCTTCATCATCTCAAAGATTTAAGAAAGACATTACAGATTATGAAGTCGATGGTACAAAACTTCTAAACCTACAAACTAAAATTTTTAAATATAAAGCTACTCATAGAGACGAACAAGTAGGAGATACCAATAATAGACCTTGGGTTTTAGGACTCATTGCTGAAGAAGTTCTTGAAGCTGGAATTGAGGAAGTAGTCGGGTATGATAAAGAGGGTCTCCCTGCATCTTTAAGGTATGACTTGCTGTCTATATATGTCATAGATTTACTCAAGAGGCATCAAAATGAGATAGACTCTCTTAAAGAAGAGATTCAGAGACTAAAGGAAACAAAATGATAAGTTATAACGCGGTGTATGTAAGCGGTTTAAGACCATATTTAGCCAAAACCGTATCTCTTGGCGAAGAGTCATTTGAAACAAGACTTGGTGTGAGTATGCCTGAAGAAGAGCTAACTTTAATACCTTTGCTTAGCATATACACACATTTAGATAATATTGTTTTACATATGCAAGAACGTTCTCTTACCTTGCAAGCCCTCCGTTTGGATGACTCGCTTGCAGATTTTTCATCTCCTATTCTAGGTTATAAAGAAATTGAATCAAGCTACGCTGAAGCACTTGACTGGTTTCGTTATATCTTTAAAAACCGAGAGCCAGAAGAAGTAGAAGAGGAAACACCTGCCTAATGTATGAAGTAAAGGACGGTTCTCGTACCCTCCAATTCAACGGAAAACTATTAGGGGAGTCATCTTCATGGCGTCGCGACTCAACTCGGTGGATTGAGTTTAAGCTTTTTAAAACAGAGAATGGTTCATACATTCTTTCCCGTATAGGTGTGTCTATTACTTATCACGGAGCAGCTTGTCCACTTGTAAAGCGTTACGCCCTTGTAGAAGCCCCTGTAGCTGAGCTAAAAGCAGATGCTGTACCTTGTGAAGAGTGCTTCCCTAACAGAAGTCTGCCCATAGTCTTCCCTGAGAAAGACCGTACTTGGGCTCAAGTAAGTGATGACCCTACCCCTGTTTTAGATGCTCTTTACAAATATGACCAAGGAGGAGCAAGATATCTAACTAATGTTGCTCAAAGACTCCTTGAGCAAGCAGCACTTCAAGATTTAAGTATCGATAAGCTCTACAGGGTTGAGATGATTCCATAAAAGCTATACAATAAGCACCACCTTCTATATAGAGGAAAAAATGACAGAGCGACGAGATTTATCAGGTGTACAACTACACCTAGTTAACAACGTAAAGACCGCGGAGAAGTTTCTCCACTGGTTGGGTGAACGACGCCCCTATAACGCAATCTCGATTGATACTGAGACAGGTGAGCGTCCTGGACGTCCTCGTTCTGATGCTCTATCTCCTTGGCATGGTGACCTAAGACTTGTACAGGTTGGCGATGGTATGACTGGCTGGTCAATCCCCTGGGATGACTGGAAAGGCGTCTTCTACGAGGCAATGGAACGTTTTGATGGGCCAATTGTTTGCCACAATGTTGCATTTGAAGCTAGATGGTTTGCAATTAAATCTAATTGGATTATGCCGTGGGAGCGTGTACACGACACGATGATTATGGCGCATATCATTGACCCTTTAGGCTCTGGTGCTCTTAAGAGACTTGCCTCTCAACACATTGACCCAATGGCTGCGCATCTACAAAGCAAACTAGATGAGAGCCTTGCAACTAACGGTTGGACTTGGGGAAGTGTTCCAACAACTTATGAACCTTACTGGTCTTACGGAGCACTTGATACTGTCATAACAATGCGTTTGTGGGAGATGTACTGGGAACACTGCGGTCCAGAAGGCAAATATCACAAGGCTTATGAACTTGAAATGGCTACACGCAAGATTGTTACTCGCATGGAGATTAACGGCGCTCGTGTAGACCTTGACTACTCTAAGAAAAAGTATGAAGAACTTATTGACTATACCGAAAAGGTAAAGTTGTGGGCTTACAACACCTACGATGTCTCCATAACAAGCAATGTGCAGTTAGTACGTCTTATGGAAAAGCTTGGCGCTGAAATTACAGAATACACTCCGTCAGGTCAGAAGTCTGCAAGCGCAGACCAACTAAAGCGACTAATCATTGATGGCAATGCAGAAGTTAAAAACCTAGCTGAGACTGTTCTTCAACAACGTAAAGCAGACAAACTTGCTACAACCTATTTTGCAAACTTTATTGACAAGAACGTAGATGGTCTTCTTCACCCATCTGTAAAAACTCTTGGCGCTCGTACCTCTCGTATGTCAATCACAGACCCAGCACTCCAAACACTACCTAAAGGTGATGCCACTGTGCGTCGTGCCTTTATTCCTAAAGATAAAGACCACGTAATTGTTACCTCTGACCTTGACCAAGTTGAGTTTCGCATGTTTGCTTCGCTATCTGGAGATGCAAATCTTATTAGTTTGTTCAACCGTGCAGACTTAGAAGGCTCTGACCCCTTTACAGAGATTGGCCGTCAGGTTTATCAAGACCCAACTATGGAAAAATCTGACAAGAGACGTAACCTCATCAAGGGTGTTGTCTACGGTCGTCTTTACGGAGCGGGAGTCGCAAAACAAGCACTCACCGCTGGAGTTCCTCAACATCAAATGCAAGAAGTTTCTGACTCATTTGACTCTAACTATCCAGGAATGATTCGCTTTCAAAAAGAGATTGACAACATTGGTCAACGACGTTTCCGCGAGGAAGGTCAAGGCTATGTCTACACATGGACTGGGCGTCGAATCCCCTGTGACGATGACAGAACTTATACACTTGTTAACTATTTAATCCAAGGTGGTGCTGCAGAAATTTTTAAGAGTAACCTCATAAAACTTGACGCTGCAGACTTAACTGATTTGTTAATTGTTCCTGTACACGATGAAATTGTTCTCAACGCTCCTAGAAAAGATGTTGCAGAGATTCAACGGATTGTTAAGGAGTGCATGACTACAACTGAAGGTTGGGCAGTTCCGCTTACCTCAGGTATTGATGGACCACTTGAAAACTGGGGAGAGAAGTACTAAATGAGCATTGTTGTCTTATCAGTTGACCCAGGGAAAGCTACAGGAGTTGGTTTGGTTGAGTGGTCTGGTAACCCAAATGACCTTCCTCAACGACTGTTATCTATGGAGCCTCAGCCAGAAGAGTTTGCTCAAGCGGTTACAACAGCAATGACTGGGTGGGAGAAGTACGACAGCTTTATTGTTGTCTGCGAGCGCTTCACCATTACTGCTCAGACTGTTCGTAACTCTCAAGCACCCTACAGCCTCGAGCAGATTGGTGTACTTAAGCATCTATGCCGTGAGGCTGGGTATCCAGTAGATAAAATTATTCTGCAGACCCCAGCGGACGCGAAAAACATGTTTTCTAACAAAGCCCTACAAACTATAGGAGTTTGGCATAAAGGTGGCGAAGGGCATGCTAATGACGCTCTGCGACACGCCCTAATGGCTCTAGTTAGACAAAGATGGATTCCTAGGGTACTGTTAGACAAGTAAAAGATACTAACAAGAAATTTACAGTTTGTAAGAAATATCTGTTAGTATCTATACACAGCGACGAAAGGTAGTTTAAGTGCCAGTTTTAGCAGACCTCGATTCTGAGAAAGCACACATCGTTATTAACGCCGAATGGCGCTATAAAGAGCTATGTAAAGCTCTTCCAGGTTCTTCTTGGAACGCAAAAGACCAAGTTTGGCGTCTAGTCTTGAGTTGGTCTAGTTGTCTTGCCTTGCGCTCCACTTTTCGTGAAGATTTGACTATTGGACCAGCCTTAAATGAGTGGGCAGCCAATGAATTAACTAGCCGTATTAACCCCTCACTGGCCCTCAGAGAGCTTGAGACAGCAGATGGGGATGAAGACCTGTTCCCGCATCAAAGAGCGGGTGTAGCCTTCCTGAGTATCGCTAAAAGGGCACTTCTAGCTGATGAACCAGGCTTAGGTAAGACTGCGCAGGCCATTCGTGCATTGAAGCGTATCCAAGACAATGGTGAGGCTGTTTTCCCTGCTCTTGTCGTCTGTCCTAACACTTTGAAGAAGAACTGGGCCCGTGAGTTTGGTATGTGGTGGCCTGGAGTTACCGTTCAAGTAATCAAAGGGACTGCTGCTCAGCGGAAGAAGCAATTTGAGGCAGAAGCCGATGTTTTTGTCATTAACTGGGAGTCTGTGCGTGCTCATTCTCGTCTAGCCCCGTACGGCTCAGTTGCTCTAACTCGTTGTGCTGATTGCGGTGGTCACGATGAATCTATCTCCGAGACACGTTGCGAGGTTCATCAACGTGAACTTAATAGAATTGATTTTAAGGCTGTAGTAGCCGATGAGATTCACCGTTCTAAGGAACCTAAGTCTAAGCAAACTCGTGCTCTTTGGTCAGCAACTGGAGATGCAGATATTCGATTTGCTCTAACAGGAACACCAATTGCTAACAATGTCATCGATTTGTGGGCGATTTTGCATTGGCTATCTCCAAAGGATTGGCCAAGCAAAACCAAGTGGATTGACCGCATGATTGACACCATGCTTAATGCATTCGGTGGCATGTTGGTGATTGGCGTAAAGCCCCATATGCAAGATGAGTTTTACAAGGGAATTAACCCACACATGCGTCGCATGCTTAAGAAGGTTGTACTTCCTTGGCTCCCAGAAGTTATGAATGAGCGTCGAGATGTCGAGATGTCTACTAAGCAGAAAAAAGCTTATGAGCAGATGCGTGACACGATGATTGCTGAACTAGAAAATGGAGAAGCTTTAACTGCTCCTTCAATTCTTACTCAGACTACTCGGTTGATTCAGTTTGCAAATGCATATGCAACCATTGAAGTTAATGAGAAGACTGGCGAGCCGAAAGCTATTTTGTCAGAGCCTTCTTGTAAAGTAGACCAACTGATGAATGATATCTCTGCTGGTGACTTTGGTGACGACTCTGTTGCTGTATGTGCTGTGTCGCGTCAGTTGATTGAACTTCTAAGCGCTGCAATGACTAAAGCACATATCAATCACGGTCTTATCACTGGAGCCCAAGATGAGGATGAGCGACAGAAGTCTATTGACGACTTCCAGTCTGGTCGTATAAAGTGGATTCTGTTTACAGCACAAGCAGGAGGTGTAGGAGTGACTTTGACTGCTGCACGCCGTTTGATTATGCTTCAACGCCCTTGGTCACTTGTTGACCATAAGCAAGCGTTGGACCGTGTACACCGTATTGGGTCAGAGATTCACGACTCAATCATCATTACAGATTATGTAACTGAAGGAACTATCGAAGAACGAGTTTTGCAAGTCCTTGAAACCAAGGCAGATAACTTTGAGCAGATTGTCCGTGACAAAGACCAACTACTCAATCTTCTAAAAGATGATAAGGCAGGGAAACTATGAGTGGTGTTGTAAGACTCTCTAACTCAGAGATTCAAACATTTAAAGATTGTCGCAGACGCTGGTGGTTGACATACTATCGACGTCTACAACCTAAGTACAAAGATTCAACTGGTGCGCTTGCACTAGGAACCCGTATCCATGCTGCTTTAGATGATTACTATGCAAATGGAACTCCTCTATTACAAGCCCACTCGAACTTAGTCAATACAGAGAAGGAACTTCTACTAGAGAACTTTAGAGATGTCTCAGACCTTGAGAAAGAAGGAGAACTTGGGCACATCATGCTTGAGGGATACCTACAGTGGAATGAAGAAGAAGGCATTGATGCTGACCTAGAGATGATTTCTACTGAAGAAACTATTGTTATGCCAATGTTTAATGGAGAAGTTGAACTCCAAGGCAAGCTTGATATGCGAGTTCGTCGTAGGGCTGATGGTGTTCGTATGTTCCGTGACTTTAAAACCGTTGGTGGTTCGCTTAGCGACTTTGCAAACCTTGCTCCAATGAACGAACAAATTCTTACTTACATGGTCTTGGAACAGAGTAAAGATGTAGATGGAGAGCGCTCAGACGGAGGCATCTTTACGATGTTAAAGAAGGTTCGTCGCTCTGCTGCTGCAAAGCCACCTTTCTATGACCAGATTGAAGTTCGACACAATATTTTCACCTTACGTTCTTTCTGGGACCGTTTGCACGGAACTGTTACTGACCTCATGCGAGTTCGTACAGCTCTTGATGCAGGTGAGCAACCAAGCTTTCACGCCTACCCAAGCCCATCAAGGGATTGTAAGTGGAAGTGTAAGTTCTATTCGGTATGCACTCTCGTCGATGATGGTAGTGCTGCAGAGCAGGCAATAAGCGAAATGTTCGTAGAGGCTGACCCATATGCCTACTACGGCGAAGAGAAGAAAGGAAATGAGTGACACATGAGTGACATCCAAAGGTCTTTGACCGCGATGATTTACGGTGAGTCAAAAGTTGGCAAGTCCAGCTTTGCTGTTACAGCACCATACCCACGACTAATGCTAGATGTTGAGGGTGGACACCGATTCCTCCCTATCATCGTTAAGTATTGGGACCCTCTGCGGGAGGAACCTCCTATTGCAGATGGAACTTGGGATACGGTTGTTGTCCAAGTGCGCAATTACGATACTGTAGTCAAGGCGTATCAATGGTTGCAGTTAGGCAAACACCAGTTTAAGTCCTTAATCATTGACTCCATCTCGGAGTTGCAGGTTAAGTGCATGGACAGTATTGCTGGTAGCGAGCAGATGAAGATGCAACAGTGGGGCGAACTACTTCGTCACATGGGTGGACTTCTTCGCGACCTCCGCGACCTAACAATGCACGCTAGTAATCCACTCGAGGCTGTTGTACTTACAGCGATGTCTCGAGTTACACAAGACGGTAAACACCGTCCGTATCTGCAGGGGCAACTTGCAATTCAAGCACCATACTTTTTTGACATCCTTGGTGCACTGACAATTGAACAGTTCCCTAATCCAGACCCACTTCAACCTCCTTATAAGGTTCGACGTATGTATGTTGAGCGCACAAATGAGTATGAAGCAGGCGAGAGAGTACAAGGTCGTCTTGGCGCTATCGTCGAACAAGACAAGCTTTCCATCGAGGTAATGCTTGACACAATTTTTGGTCCAAAAAAGACTGAAACTACAACAAAAAAGAAAGAGGTATAAGCTATGAGTTCATTAAATTGGGCTGACCTTATCAAAGATGCTGGCGAATCAGTATCTATGGAACCACTACCAGACGGTGACTACGACCTAGTAGTGCTTGAAGCAACTGCAAAGGTTACGCAGTCTGGTAAGACCATGTTCTCTACCAAGAGTCAGGTCGAGTCAGGCGCATTTGCAAAGCGTCTTGTTTGGGACAACCTAGTTGTTTCACCAGATAACTCAACTGCGTTGGGTATTTTCTTTCGTAAGATGTCTGCAATGTCTCTTACAAAAGAATTCTTTGACCGTGCCCCAAGCAATTCACAAATTGAGCAGGCACTTGTTGGTCGTAAGTTCCGTGGGCAGATTGGCACACGTACCTACAACGGTAACAAGTCAAATGAAATCAAGAACTACTACCCTGCATCTGCAACATCTGCAGCACCTGGCGCTCCAATGAATGCCTCTGCTCCAGCCCCTGCACCTGCACCCGCACCTGCACCCGCACCAGCACCATCTGCTGCCCCTGCTGCTCCGTTCTAAATAAGAACTATTAGCGAGAGTGCCGTCCAGTCTTATGGCTGGGCGGCATTCTAGTTACTACAACAAATGTTTGGGAAGGTAACACAATGAAAGTTTTAATTACTGGATGCACTGCTCAGCAAGCATCTAGCGCTACAGCGTTGAGGACTATAACGTTCTCCGCTCTTCTTGCAAAAGCTCTTGAAGAAGCTGGCGCATCAGTTGAGGTCATTGAGCCATCTATTTATATTACAGAAGAGAAACTACGTGAGTATGACAGCGTTCTTGTTGGAATTGCTCCTCCTACTAGCCTCTCTGCAAATAAAATTTATCCCGCTTTTGCTATAGCTAATCGAGCTCGCAAGATTGGCAACCTCTCCCTTTTTATTGACGCACCAGAGCAATATAAACTTCAGGCTTCTATTAAGTCTGTGCATATGAATATTTCAGACTTGTCTAAAGATTTTTATCAAAGAAGAAAAAGTTATTTAGACCTTGTAACCAATCCAGAGCTCAGAGCTGAAATCTATGAGTTCAATGAATTTCTTTACAGCGAGCAGTGGCCTACAACTTTATACCCAGCGTTTCCCTGGTCTACCTCAGAGGCAGTGCAAAAGGCGCTACCTAATGTAGACATAGAAACCCTAATTCCAGTAAATCTTGACTCTTATATTCTTCGAGCCCCTTATTTGCAATTCAAAGACAATGAAGAGTCCAAGTATTGGACATGTGACAATCCTTCAACTAAGTGGTCAAAGTCTGTTATAGATACGCTAAACCATGATGTTTTCTCTACAAGAGGTACTCGTTGGGAGAAGCAGGGTATAACGGTAGAGCGGGTTGAGAAATCTATAGGAACAATAGTCAGTGTCTACCGCAACTCTGAGCCATGGTGGTCTCCTGCGCTTGCTCAGAGCTTGTCTGTGGGTATCCCCGTTGCTACCGAATGGCGTTTAACTTCTCCTATTGGAATTGAGTGGTCGTACCTACCAAGTTCTATTGAAGAGATGTCAAAAGAGGAAAGATTTAATCTTGCCCTTGCTCAGCGGGAGTCATACCTTAGTAAAATTACAACTTGGGAAGAGACTCTTAAAAATCTATTACATAGTTTAAATATAGCAAAACTAAGTGTCTAAAGTAGAATATGTAAGTCAAAAAGACTACAATTAAAGAGCGAAAGGAGTTTTTAATGGGAGAACTTAATATGGACTGGGTTAAATCCCAGCTACAGGCAGCTAAGGTGCGCAAACCCGTCGGGGATGCAACTATGAAATTAGTTGAACTGTTTGATTCACTTGATAACTTGACCCCTGATTTTAAACAGCAAACTATTGATATGTTCTCGAAGTTGGCTCTTGGTCATGTTGTTATTAAAGAAAAGAAAAATGAAAACTGGGTTCCAGTTCGTCCAGGAGACATTAGGGTTACAGAGATTGTCCGTGTAAGAGCAGATGCTTTTGATGGGGAACTAGGTATGATGCACAATGGACGTAGAGGTATAGTTGTTGGAGTTCGTTACGGAGACGTTATTATTAAAAGCAATGACGGTATTAAACCAACACTTGAAGGTGCGCACTACCCTCCAATAAAATTAGAGAAGCTAATCCTCAGTTGAGGACAACAACTTTAAAATTTATAGTTTATGGGAATAGCTATGACGAACTGACGAGTGCAGCAGACATAGCTATTTCTAAGTTTTTAGAGTCATCAGATGACGAATTTGAATTTGATGATGAGGAATATGAACCATTGTCTAGGCACACTATTAATTATGAATTGATAGTAAGTGAAGACACTAATAAGTTGAGTGAGTATAAATACACCTCCGAAGTGATTGCGAGAATAAAAGATGTCAGATAACGAATCAAAGCCTTTATACACAGAGCAAGCAACGTCTGCAAAGGTAACAGGAGAAGAGACTCCATTAAGAGTTGAAGCTTTGAGAGAGGCTGCTCGGCTTATTAACGGTGACCGAAATGGTCAATATGGAACTCCTCAAGAGAACTTTACTAATATTGCAAAGATTTGGTCAGTAATTCTTGACAAAGAATTTACAACCGAAGATGTTGCTATGGCAATGATTGGAATGAAGTTAGCTCGATTTATATCTAAATCTGGATTCCAACCAGATACTTGGATTGATATTGCAGGCTATGCAGGGTGCGGCTATGAAGTATCTAGTACTCTACATAATGAAGAACAGTAGACTCCCTCCAGTATTTGAAAATGCAGACTGTGCCTCTTTAGATGTAAATATTTTCTTTGCTAAGGACCCAGATGAGCCTGGCTATCGCAACGCTGACTCAGAATATACAGAAGCAAAGAAGATTTGTATAGGGTGTAACTACAGAGTTGAGTGCGCCGATTGGGGCATTAAAAATGAAATTCATGGAATGTGGGGCGGCATGTCCCCAAGGGAACGTCAAAAAATAAGACGTCTAAGTGGCATAAAAGTCGCAGATATAAAACCTGTGTAGATAGTAGACTTGTAATATGAGTCAGTCTAGAGAGTTTACATCTCCTATGCCAGTGTGTGAAGCATGCTGGATTAGAGACCATGCTCGTTGGGAGCCTGAGAGCATTGATAATAGTGGAACTATCTTGATGCGTCTTAAAGGAGTTGACGTACCTCAAAAGGTCAATACAGGTTCTGTAGAATCTTGCACAGTCTGTGGAGGAATTACTATCTCTGGTATTTTTGAACTACGTGACCCTCAGATAATTATGTACCCAGCAACTGGCCCAAAAAATCACCATACTCTGACTCCCTTAGAAGATGGAGAACAAGAAGAGTGAAAGACTCTCGAGTTGGCGAGCAGCTTTGGCAGCAATGGCATGGTGAAGGATATGAAGCTCAGACAGATGCAGAAGTTGTTTACTTCACGCATGACCACGTTGATATAAATAACGACCTTGTCCGTAGAGCTCTTGCTTCTACTTTTCAAAGAGATGGAATTGCCGATTCTTTAGGTGACGGATTTAAACTTGTAGAGAACTCCAATATCACCATTGGTTGGGGTGGGATTATTATAGATGAAACTGAATACTGGTCTTGTAACGAAGATGGCGAGACAGAGTATGGTGACATAGTTGAAGATAGTGGCCCGATAACTTGGGTAGAAATATAGTTGTTTAGTTGTATATTTTCTATAACAATTTGGTAACATTGTTATGTGTGGAAACCAGCAACTAACTTAAATTGGCAGATGGACTCGCTCTGTGCCAAGTCCGAACATCGAGACTCTCGAGATTGGTTCTTTTCTAAAGAACCTAAAGAGAAGTACGATGCCAAAAACCTATGCTTTGGATGTCCTGTACGTAAACAGTGTTTACAGTGGGCACTAGAACACCGTCAAATTTGGGGTATTTGGGGAGGCAGAGATGAAGTTGAAATTCGTAGAACACTTTCTGTATCATACAAAGGTGAAGAGGCTCGTCGTCGAAGGTTCCCAAATTGTCCATACTGCTCAGCTCGTCCATCTAAACTAGAGACAAGTTCTGTAGAAGTACCTGGTGGCGGTCGTTGGACTGTGGCAAAAATTGTTACATGCAATGCTTGTAATTTTTCTTGGAGAAGTAGAACAAGCTTTAACGCAGTAGAGCTTTATAATTTAGAACGCATAGAAAAAGCTGAGAAAAAAATTAAAGAGAAAGAAAAGAAAGCTCGTAAAAAGTCTAAGACTCTTTTGAATCCTGCTCATAAAACTCTAAGTTCTTAACCATTCTTTCATTATCTGGCTCAATCTTTACTGCATTTTTACCATGCTCGTAGGAATCTTTAAAATTTCCTAATCTATAGGAAGATATTGCAGCATAGTCATGAGGAGCTGCTCCCCAAGCTTCTGCTTCGCAAAGATACTCAAGAGGCTTAACAGTAATCTCTAAAGCTTTCTCTGAAACATCTAAACATCTCTCCCAGTCTTGACGGTCATAGTAGAGTTTTGCTAAATCCACAAATGGCTCACGGCGTCCTGGTGCTTGGTCAATTGCTTTGCGAAACCAAATCTCAGACTCTGCTGGAAGTGATTTGCCAATAAAACGCATGGATGCGGCACGCTCTGGAGCCCAGTGCGCTGTAGGAAGCTCTAGGTGACGTTTTAATTCTTGCGCTGCTTCCATATATCTGCCATAGAAATACAATTCACGTCCGTAATAGAAAGCGTTACGGTCGTTGTATGGGTCCTCTTTAACAGAAAGACCAAGCAACGGGAGATACTGAGCACGAGACTTTGAAGGGTCTGGGTGGTGATGAGTCTCTAGTCCTTCAATCCACTCTTGCTTTTCTTCGATTGAGTAGGCATATAGACACTCGTGTACTGGATGACGCCAACGGTAGCCCTTGCGAGCATGAATGTGGTCGTAACTAAACTCAAGTCCAGGAGTCCCATCTTCATTAAAAGACCATATGTGCTTATAGCGTGGACGAGTTATTCCGCGTTCAAATGCTGCCTCTAGAAGTGGACGCCACCCTGGTTTAAGGACTTCATCCATATCTAAAGATATGCACATGTCAATATCTAATGGAAGTGCAGCAAGTGCGGCGTTTCGTGAATCATCAAATCTCCAAGGAGCAATACGAACATCAACAACATTGATACCAAGCTCACGAGCGCGTTCAATGGTTCCGTCGTTAGAGCCAGTATCTGCAATAAGTAGGTAGTCAGCTTCTTTTGCTGTCTCAAACCAAGTATCAACAAATTTACGCTCATTTAAAGCGATTGTGTAGATTGCTACTTTCACTTAATGCCTACCAATCTTTAAATTATTTGTCTTCTTCTTTTTTCTCATCTTTGTATACAAATACAGAATTTAATAGTTTGACATTTCTGCTGCTAACATAGCCACCGTCTTGATTAAGCTTGATATCTGCTACCTCTTTGTTTGGCGCAATTACTTGAACCACCATAGTAACTTCATATGTATAGCAGTAAGATTCTGATAAATCTATAATGTCTTCGTCTTCGTTTTCTTTTTCTGTCATTTTATCTCCTTGATATATTGATAATGGTAGTAGCCTACCCTATTTTTTTAAACCAGCGTTGATATCCGTTAAGCATCTCTTCTATTCTATCTGCATATACCAA